ATGGTATTCTTATTCATCGGGGAAATACGGAGAAAGATTCAGCGGGATGTATTCTAGTGGGAGAAAACAAAATTGTCGGAAAGGTTATTAATTCTACACAGTATGAACATGATCTGACTAAAAAGATAAAGGATTCAAAAGAAGTTACAATTGAAATAATATAAGATCATGAAAATACTTATTTACAGCATAATTCTAGCGGTTTTCCTGTCTATGTTGGTCGGTTGCAAGTCTAATACTGTTTATGTTCCTGTAGAGTCCGTTAAAACAGAATATAAAGACCGATTAATAAAAGACTCAATCTATGTTCTCGACTCGGTAATAATTGCCAAAAACGGAGACACTGTTATAATTTCAAAATATAAATATATTTACAAAAATAAGCTAGTCAGAGATACGGTAAACACAACAGATTCGATTCGGGTCCCTTATCCGGTTATCACAACAATAGAAGTGAACCGGTTAAAAGACTGGCAAATAGTACTAATGATTTTAGGAGGGGTGTTTATATGTTGTATAGGTTTATTGATTATAAGGAAAGTAAAAGGATAAAACATTTGAAATATTACGTCAACAAATGTAGTTTATTATTTAGGAATGTCTTGCTGAGATTGCGAGACATTTTTTTTAACGTTGGTTAAATAACAATTTTTTTATCAGTCTTAACAAAACCCTCTTATATCTTCGTTTCTGTAAATAATCAGAAAGGGGCAAATTCACTAAATGCATAAGAACGAAAAATGGATAACGGTTCATCCCATTGAATCGTTAGATGATTTTATTATCAATGGATTTATAGACATACCTGCAGGTTTTCCCAACATATCACAAGATTATATCGGTGACCCGATCAATCTTTTTAAGGAATTAATAAAGCATCCGGCTGCGACCCATTACGCCCGTATCCGGGGTGAGAGCATGAAAGATGCCGGAATATCTAATGATGCAATTCTTTTGATTGACGGAGTTGAAGAATACAAGCATGGTAACATGGCTGTGTGCGTAATTGATGGAGAGTTTACGATCAAATATCTCAACACAAAAGATAAGGAAAAAGGAATAATTTGGCTTATGCCAGATAACCCTGATTATGAACCTATCAAGGTAACCGAAGACCAAGATTTGACAATATTAGGAACAGTAATCTGGATATTCAATAAACCTAAAATACAAACATTCTAAGATGTACGCTTTAGCCGATGCAAACAACTTTTTTGTTTCGTGTGAAAGGGTTTATAACCTAAAATATCGAAACGTACCCTGTGTTGTACTAAGTAACAACGACAGATGTGTTGTTGCCCGTAGTAACGAAGTAAAGGAACTCGGTATTAAAATGGGAGTACCGGTATATCAGATTGAGCATCTGATGAAAAAACATAACATACAACGGTGTTCATCCAATTATGAACTATATGCAGATATGTCTAATCGTATTATGACATTGTTATCCGGATTTACTCCTAATTTAGAAGTGTACAGTATCGACGAAGCATTTCTCGACCTTTCAGGAATGACTAACCTGAAAGATTATGGACATAAAATAGTGCAGTATGTTACCAGAGGAACAAGTATTCCGGTATCGCTGGGCATTGCACCAAGTAAAACATTGGCAAAAATCGCTTCGAGATTTGCAAAAAAATATCCGGGATATAAGCGTGTTTGTGTTATTGATACAGAAGAAAAGCGAATCAAAGCTCTGCAAATGACAGAGATCAGCGATGTTTGGGGAATAGGCAGCGAATACACAAAACTGTTGAATTACTATTCTGTAAAAACAGCTTATGACTTCATTCAAAAGTCACGTTCATTTGTGCGCCGTTATATGAAAGTCACAGGAGAACGTACATGGATGGAGTTACAAGGTATACCATGCATAGCCAATGAAGAGATAAGCGAGAAAAAACAGATATGCACATCACGAAGCTTTGACCAGCCTGTGACAGATTATAGTTATCTTCTGGAACAAGTATCTAACTTTGCAGCCAAAGGAGTACACAAGTTGCGTAAACAGCGTTCACTCGCACAAGGTATGATTGTATTTGCCTACACTAATATTTTCAATCCAAACAAGCCTCAATATTGCCCGTCCAGATACATACACTTTTCATTTCCTACACTCGATACAGGAGAAATTCTTGGTCATGTACGTTTCGGATTAAATGAAATTTATCTACCGGAATATGAATATAAAAAAGCAGGTGTTATCTTGACCGAGATTACACGAGAAGATGATACGATGTATAATTGTTTCGATACGGTAGACAGACCGAAACAAAGACGTTTGAGTAATGCTATATACAATATTAAGGAACGCTTTGGATATGACGCTATCAGCATGGGAATACAAGGAACTAACAAAAGTTTAGAGAATCTAAGAAGAGACTATCTATCCAAATGTCCGGGTACAAGATGGAACGATATAATCGAAATATCTGTTTAATTAAATATTTTGTTTTCCACTAAAATATGGATGATCTTTTAAGCTAATAGCTAATTCTTTAGTTGTTAGCTTGAGATATTTAACAGTCTGTTCAATTTTTGAATGGCCTAATAATCTGGAAATATATAAAAGGTCTATTCCGTTTCTATACATATTTGTAGCTCCAGATCTTCTGGCCGTATGGCTTGTTACAAATTTATGTTTAGGCTCAACAGTTTCAATTCTTTCTCCTCCCTTAGTTATGGTTTTTCTTATTGGATTATTTATTCCGGATATTTTGCATATTTCCTTCAGTTGATCATTATGTTTCTGATCAGATATTTTTGGAAGTTTCAATCCGTTACGCTTAATAATTATGTCTTTTAAGTAATGATGGATAGGAATGTAAACTTTAGTTTTATTATTATTACTCTCATTCTTTTTTGGCCAAATAGCAATCAAATTATCTTCAATATTGTAATCATCAATTCTTGAATAATCGGATATTCTCAATGCAGTGCAATAGCCTATAATGAATCGATCCCTTTCTATGTTCAAGCTTTTTATTTTCCTTGCTAAATTAGGCCGTTTTATTTCTGGATAATGCTTTCTTATAAGTTCTTCAGTGAATACAATACCTTGTATTTTTGAAATCTCTTCTTCAGTGAGATATATTGTATCTGCAACTTCAGATTCAACAATAAATCCTTTTGGTTTTTCAAAGTTATATAAACCTTGATTTTTAGCTTCATTCATGAATAATAAAATCTTCTTGAATGCAGCTCCTATATAGTTTTTCGAATATTTGTTTTTGAGAAGATAGTTTCTAAATTGATTATAAAATTCAATATTTATGTCTTCAAATTTTAATTTTAGTCTATATTCTGTTTCATAATCAATTAGTTTATTTATAATTGTTTGATAAGATTTTAGTGTATTGTAATTTTTGATGCTTTTATTTTTTAAGCTTTGAGCAAATGGAATTACGAATTGAGTTTTTTCAAAGTTATCTAATTCTTTTTTCTTTTGATCCGAAATAACACCACCTTCCAAAATATTTATTTCATCAATTTTATCAATAATTGCTTTTTTGAAGGTTTCTTGAGTTGGAACTACTATTCTTTTTTGAAAATCCTCCAGAATATCCTCAATTATATCCTTATATTTCTTAATTTGAATATTGTTGAGATATCCATCCGGATATTGCTTGTTTTCTTTGCACCATTTATTATTGTCAATCCAGAATTTTGTTTCTACTTTTATCCCAGGAACAAATCTTAATCTATGTCCTTTCAAACGGATTATAAATTGAATAGATGTTATCTCTTTTCTTTTGTCAATCAAATATGGAGTTGCTTCTATCATAAACGTTGGAACAAAGTTTGGAACACTTGATGCAATATATACAAAATATTTGTTGCAAAGTTATCTAATTAATAATTGTTTTTCAATAAGATGAAATGGATAAAAAATATGTATTGCATGTCAAGTACTTCCTTCGGGATCACAAGAACAATCACAAACAGACTGTATATCAATGAAGTATACAGTCTGTTTTATTTTAGGGAGGTTGCAAGGGAGGTTATTTAAAGTATTACTTTTCAACTCAATAGATCAACCAATTAAGAAATAAAATTTGCATAAGACGAACAAAAAGGCCTTTTAAATTGAATTTAAAGGCCTCTCTCTTTTCGGATATATAAGTTATGGGAATCAACGCAAAAGTCTCTTAGATTTGGAATCTAGTTAAAATAAGTATATATTTAGTATTTTTAATCTACTATAAAAACTTTAGAGTTAAATTATATATTTGTTTTATTATTTAATGTTTAAATTATGATAGTAAATTTGCTTATATACATATCAATTTTAGCCGCTTGTTACTACATTGGGACAATTATCAAAAAAGTGAAACTACTAAATAAATACGCAGATAAAATATTTCTTGGCCTATTTTATTTTATATTATTCTTAACCTATATTATATATATAATATCCAAATCTAAGGAAATAGAGGTTCTTTATGGTGCTATGGTATATGCTGCTATATTATACCTATCTATTGTTGGTGGATATTTTAATATCATTCAATATCTTGATGGAAAGCAACTTGGAGAGGATATTGGCAATATGTTTAATAAAAAAGACAACAATGATCACACGAGCAATAATGATGATTTATTCCTATAAGCTCATTATCTCTCTATTCTTTATCGGTTAGTAACTTCATAAAACAAAGCCATATAGTTTTACCATGTTTCCCGGATGTGTGTCCGAATAATGGTTTTTCTTTAATAACATCTAGAATCTTATTTAAAGTAATCTGAGCTTCATTCCACTTAAATATTAAAATTCCGTTAGGTTCTAGCACTCTCATACATTCGTCAAATCCTTGTTTAATGTCTGTTTCCCATGTTGGGAATAGAACACCATATTTTTTTGCCATCCAACTTCCTTGGCCAAGCTTCTTCATATGTGGTGGGTCGAATACAACAAGTTTAAAAGAATTATCTTCAAACTTCATATTTGTAAAATCTGATATAATATCAGGATGAACTACTAATTTTCTATTATCACATAAAATATGTTCTTCATCCCTTATATCGGCAAATAAAACAAGTGGGTTCTTTTTATCGAACCAAAACATCCGGCTACCACAACAAACATCTAGTATTATCTTATTATTATTATTTTCCATTTGTAACTGTTATTTTTTTTATATTTTATCTATATATAAAGATTCAATAATTTTTGATTATTTATTTACTAAAATTTTAGATTATGAAAGGAATGGGTCTTCAGCTTGAATCTCAATCTGAACGAAAAGAAAGAGAAAGGCAAGAACTTGAAAAAGAGAAAAAAGAAAGAGAAAAAATTACGTTAGAGCAAGAGCGTATTGATCGGGAAAAGGAGAATCTTGATGTTAGTCGAAAGTCATTAGAGATTAATAAAAAAGCTCTGAGAAAATCAAATATAAGTCTCGTCTTAGCTACAATTGCTATTATCATTGCTTTTCTAACCTTTCTTAAAATGTTATTTTAGTTAGTCACTTATCAGTCATAAAAAAAACCTATTCTTCTCTCAAAATTTTCCGTTTATCATACACTCTCTACAATCCCATAGATTCAATTGTCCTTTTACGTGAATAATCGGACTATCAAATAATACCGGGTTTTCAAGTATCCAATGGTAATGATCCGCTAAGGCCCAAACAGAGGAACTATCCTCAACTATATCCACAAGATCAACATGACCGATGATGGCAGAATACATTAACTCTTTATCTTCCAAAAGCGAATTAATAATAGGATACCCGGATACAATATCACGTTGTTCATCAGTCAAAGCATATTTTATATTTCTGACTGATTTATAGGAACACGCATGAATATATATGCGGCCCCGGTAATCAGTTTTCCAACTCCTATTTTCTACACCCTTTATTCCCATCACTTCGAGCAAGGCGAAAGGCTGTTGAACCGAAAGAGCTTTAAAGCTAACCGGGCGCGGCTCTCTGAAAATATCGTCCGTTGAATATTCATAGCCTTCACAAACCCGATCCACCGCCTCTTTACTGTCAAAAGACAAAATATGAGCGTATGTTTTACCATAAAAAACCGACTCAACGTATATGCACCATTTACCTCTCATTTCGAATGACTGCCCAACTGTTTTAGATACTATTCTTTTCATCTTCATTGTTTTTAAATTCGTCTTTTACTTTTCCTACAGATACCCACTCAGTAATTATATTACATTGTATTTCTCCGGTCCCTTTACACATCTTGCAAGCTTTATAATGTGCTCCTTTTTTAGGATCAAAATAAATTGAGTTGCTATCTACATATTCGCCACCTGAACCATTGCATACATTACATTCATATATCTTTGATTTTAATATTTCAGTTCTGGAGCTAGGCCAATGCATTCCGGAGGGAGGTACTATCTGTATATGTTCTTCTATCTTACTCATAAGCTATCAGTTATTATTCTTTACAATCTTTGGTAATTCCGATTCTGTTTGGTTTATCTCGATAATCTTTGCCTCAGCTACTTTTATTAATACTCTTATGGCTGTTTGAATATCCGATTGAGTTGCTTCTGTGTAAATTACTAGGACAATCTTTTTCATAATTCTTTTTTTTGACTTCCCTCTTAAAGTCCTTACGGACTTCCTTTCCGGGAAGTATACGACAAGTTACCGGAGAGGTACGGTTACTATACTAGTTACCGTAAAAACACGTTTTAATGCCATTACATACCATTTTGAATTATTGCAACTTTGTAGCATGCTATAATACAACACTTTAAGTATTTGAGACTAAATGTCTATTTCCTCATTCTTTAGGAGGGTATGATTTGCCCTCATTAAATCCCTGTATTCTTTCTCCTCATCGCTTTGAATGAATGAGATATCATTTTTTATCTCATCCCATTCCTTACTGATAAACTCCCGGATATTTCTATATCCCCATTCTTTAAGAGAGCCGTTTTTGTGTCGTTCCTTTGCCTTTTTTAACACGGCCTCCCTACCTTCCGATATTATCTCCATACACAGACATTGACGCGCGCGGCCCGTTCCTTTGGGAGTAATGATATCCCTTTCAAAATGCAACGTTCTCCAATCCCGGAAAAAGGCCTCTATCATGTTTTTAAGTTTATCCCGGTTGAAAAAGTCAGAAACAAAGCAATTATCTAGCCGCCTGTAAACCGTTTCAAGCCGTAATATCTTAGAGTCCGGGATAATCTTTCTTTTCTTATCCATCGACTCAAAAACCTTATCATAGACTTTAAAATATTTCCGGGTATGCTTATGAAAGATTGTAGTTTTAACCCGTTCATCCTTATACCGTGCATTTACATAGAGCCTCCTTTCGTCTCCCGGAGGTCCTATATTTATCATCTTATCCAGATACGCGCGGCAATCCTTAGATACATCCAGATTTAGTCCTATTTCATAATTATAGACTCTCAAATTTTCATCATCGATCCCTTTCTCCGACAATAACTTGTCAATGGCTTTCTTTGCCTCCGACATCGAAAAAAAATTATAGTTATTCCGATCCCGGCCGTTTATCTCATTGTGGTATTTATGTAAACTCCCTTCTATTTTCAACTTTCCGTTAGTATCAATAAGGATATATATTCCCTGATCCTGTGAGAAGTTTTTAGTATTGGCATTGTCATAATACACTATCCCATCTTTAGAGTTAGTTTGCAGACGGTTTTTGTCTACAATAGATTTAATTTCCATATCTGACAATTGTTTAACCAATGTGATAAGATCGAACATTTACATTATTCCACCTTCTATTAACCTCTCTAATTCCGATCGCTTTACATATGCCCTTTTTCCTTTTGGAGTATCAGCCTTGATTTGTGTAATTATTCCATTTCTAATATAATTCTGATATGTACTCCGGCAAATCTTTAAATATTCGCATACCTCTTTAGGCGTTAGTAGTTCCTTTTTTGAGGAATCTACTAAATCTGTTACTTTATTTTGTACATCCAATAAGAGGCTTTTAAACTCATTCCATTCTTTGGTAGTTATTATTTTTTCTTCCATGATTCTTAAATATTAGATTTTAAATTATTCAAATTTGCTATAAGCTTTTCACTATCTCCTTTTATAGCCCATTGATAAAAAGTACGCAATACCTCATCCATAGTATTTGTATCAATAGTAAAATGAGAAGTCTCCCCAAAGAAGCATCCTTTGGGTACATTCCGGCTTTTAGCCACACGATAAGTTAAATTGCTTTTCTTAATTCTTGAAATAGAATTGATAGATACGGATTTCGTTCCGGTAGACGTGTTAGTACAGATACTACTATTCACTGTACTTACATTTTTCATTGAGTTTGGCATGAATGAAAAATTTAAGTATTCAATAAAAGAAAGGCTACCGCCTTCCGAGTCGCCAAACTCAAACAAATGACTTATTAGGTACAGATGTCCACAGGAAGGGATAGCCTTATATCTTACAGCTAACGCTAAAGCACTGAATAAAAAAATATCCGTACCTACAATAAATCGTATGTATGAGTTTGGCGTTCTCACTGCAAATATACTTAAACTTTTCATTTAGCTATATTTTTAATTATATTTTTAATTTTTTCTTTGTTACTTTCTCTTGAATGTCAATAAGTACACTTTGAGCCTTTTGCCATTCTCGCATAGAAATTGTTATGTTATCCTCCATGATTTTATTTTTCTGAATGATTAGTTTTTGGGGGAGGAGGCGAGATATATTTTTGTATCTGTTTACCACAACGCTCACAATAAACATTTGTATTGAGTCGCAATCCCCAACTATAATATTTACATCCAAACACAACACAAAATATATTTTTCATCCTATGTCGCTTTTTAGTCTTTTAAAAGTCCTAATCTTATAATAAATTAGATTGTATTGTTTTTAATACTTTTTCCTGAGCTTCTTTGTAAAAGTTTTTCTTTATTTCAAAGCCGTATGCCTTTCTTCCGCATTGAGAGGCGGCGAGCAAAGTAGTTCCACTCCCGGCGCAAGGATCGATAACAACATCTCCCTTATCTGTAAATATCTCTATTAATCGGCTCAACAATGGGACCGGCTTTTGAGTAGGATGTACTTTCGGAGTTACATTATCCTTAACCCAATCAATGCAATTAATATCATTCTCCCGTCATTATTGAACTTTGGCAATTTATCCCTATAGAGCAATACGGCATATTCGCAATTACCAACTACACGCATATTCGCTTTCAATACCTGAGCCGAGAAGTTTTTACGGAAAACTAGATTTATATAGTTTTTAAAACCATATTCTTTTGCTTTTTGAATCAATTCATGTTGCTGCTCAAATGCACAAAAAACAATCATACACGGAGCCTTGCCCGTCCCTTTTGGCTCTTTAATGAGCATCTTTGAGCAAAAATGCAGAAACTCTGAAATACGAAAATCCTTATCAGTATCAAAAAACTCTTTTCCGGCTAATTCGCTTTCCCCATTAGCATTGTCGCCGTCTATATACCATGATGGATTAGAGCCGTATGCGTTTTTTCCGATGTTATAAGGAATATCAGCAATAACTAACTGCGCCTTTGGGATGCCATACACTTTATAATTTTGAAAGTGATCGTTTATTAGTAGCATATCCGTCATTTAAAAAGTTAATGGCATACACAGAAGGGTAAGAGCTGTATCATCTTCCTGTTTTTCCGGAGTGATAACTATTGCCCGTGACGGATCGGTAAACGACAAAACCGCATTATCATCTATCACACTCAAAGAATCCAATATTTTAGAAGCATTGACCGCTAGTTTTATTTGGCCTGTAGATGTACAAATCAATGATTCATTAGCCGATTTATTGGCATAATCATCTTTGGCGGATAAGTTCATTGTCAATGAATCTATATCCATGATTATTGTATTATGCAGCTTTTCGGATACGGTAAGCAAACGATTCAAGACGGTTGATAAAGATTTTACCTCAACGGTCATAGAGATAGCTGCGTTTGTAGGAAAAACAGAATTATAATTTACATATCTACCCTCAACGAGCCGGGATGTTATCTTTGTCTCTCCGCATTCAACTTGTATAGAGTTTGTTGATGATGTTATTTTCAATGTTTCATCAATCGCACTATTAAGTATAGGTATTAGTAGGTTCACAATTTCGCTCCCAATATTGAGAGGGTCTGATGTTATGTCTTTTAGACTAAAATCCTCAAACCTTGAAATACTATTACCATTTGCACCTACAAATACAATGCGATCTTCTTTCACATCACAATAAACAGAGCAAACCACCGGGCGCAATTGATCCTCAGACGCAAATTTGCGTGTCTTTTCTAATCCTCTCCTAAAATTAGACACAGGAACTTCAAAGCTATTTCCGTCTATGCTTTTCATCTTCGTATAATATTCGGAATCATCCCCATTGATATTTATATTTCCGGAGGCGTGAATGATATTTATACTTACTGATATGGTTTTTAGGTTGGTTGTTTCGCTTACTGTCGTTTTCTTAGTCACTTCAAGCGTTAGCGGTTGTTCCGACAATGTTTTTAAACTAACCATTATAGACTTATCGACACAAAAGGATAAATTACCGGATGATTCATTTAGCTTTAAACCGGATTCAATTTGTATCTCGGTATCCGTTCCGGTAATGTTCAAATTACCGTCCAATACCTCAAACAAGAAGTACGTATATACGGGTAATGTTGCCTTATCACGAACAGCCTTCGATACTTTTATCAGATGGTTTAATAAATCGTTTTTAGACGCTTTAAATATTATTTTTTCTTCCATAGTTATTTTTATTTGTACTGATCGATTATATTTTTTCAGAGAGCAATTTCATCAACTCATCTTTCGGCGTATGATGGTTTACGCCTACCATATCACAAAAGAGGTCTCTAAGGTTGTAACAGGGGAGATCAGACAGATATTCTGCGATTTCCGATATGCTAAATTCATTAAGTTCCTTTTCATCTTCGTCTAATTCTACATCTGACTGTGCAACAATCCCCCGTTCTTTAGCCTCCTCTAATAACCGACTATCCGTTAATTCTTCAAGAACATCATCAACGTCTACTCTTACTTTAATCGTTATTGTTCCCATACTTTTTATTTTATAAAATGTTTTCGTCCTTTTTCCCCTCGGAGTATGGAAATACATCCATTAACTTTGTCTCCTTTACCTCAGCTATCTCATAGTCTGCGAGTGTCCCGGCCATACCTTCCTTTATTACAGTTTGCGCCTCATCTATGTCCGAAGCCTGAGCCAACATATTTACAGCGGTTTTCTTTTCGTTCCCGGCTTTTTCGTCAAGGGTTATAAACAATACTTTAGCTTTGAAAAAGCGATCCCCGTTTTCATTGAAGAAAATCTCACTAAACTTTGCTCTCTTTATTGTCGAAACCGAAAACTCTCCGGAGATGTACGGTCTCATTTCCTCTGTGATCCGGGCCTCAGCCTCTGTAAAAGAGAGGGCATCCACTAAGTAAGGCTCAGTTACTTTCTTTGTTAATCCGCTTTCTAGCGTTTTATGGTACTTTACACCACATTCAAACCATTCGTGCATAATTTTTATATTTAAAGGATTAGTAAATAGTTATTTATATTTCGTTGTACTCAAATAGTCTTTTAATATTTCGATCCCGGAGGCGGCCGATCGGTAGATCAGGTAAAGACCTCCGGCCGCTTCTACTTGTTTCTGAAATTCTTTTTGATCCTCCGATTGTATCCCTGTCTCTGTTTTTGTCTCCAGACAGAGAAAACTGTATTTGTCATTGGGTACTAAACAAAGGATATCCGATGCTCCCGGCATTACCCCCTGTCTTTTCATTCGGGCCGCTTCCCGTATATTGCGTTTGCCGCCGTTGGGTATGGCTATGAGCAATTTTCCTAGTTTCGGGAATATCGTTCGTGCTGTATTGAAAAAGGCCTCTTGTATATCATCTTCCTCATGTCCCGGCTTCTTTCGTTGTGTAGCCTCATCTTTCTTCACAAAACAAGTCAGACAAACATCTTTACCTCTCAGGGCTTGATTTCCACATTCACAATTCATAATTATCTTTCTTTTGGTATTGGTACTTTTTTGACTAATCGGACCGAATTGCCGAAATTGAGCACAATGAGAATTATTACATATACAGGAGGTTCGCCGGAGATTGATAGCGTACATAGCGATAAAAGGAAATACACTACATAAATCCGATGTATGATCTTTAGCTTTCTCATAATTCAAAAAGAATAAAATGTTATTTTAAGACCACGCCTCAACTTATGTTCAACTTTATCCATACCTCTGTTGAATGCTTTTTTCAATAGGGTATTTACCAGATCAGTATCGCCTACCAAATCAACAAGGCCGCTAACGCCTACAAGTTTGTGAACCTTAACGCCGTCACTCACTCCACTTACTTTAATTTTAAAGTTTTGGTTTATTTCCTTTGTGGAATAGTTTAATTCAGGGTAGTAAATTCCTGTGTAATTATCGTGATCCATTGTTATAGTTATTTTTGACTGATTTTCGATTTTTGCCACTTTCGGCGGAGTGACTATACCTTACCTTATTTTGTGGGAATCTTTTGAAAAATCGCTTTAAAACGCTTTCGTTTGTTTGCTTTATACAAACTTTTTTATTTTCACTTCACTTTTAGTGAGAAAAGCATCTAAATCCGTTTTGCGGAACCTTACGGCACTCTCAATCTTTAAGTATATTATTTTGCCGTCTTTTGTCAGAGTGTCTAATGTCCGGGGACTAATACCCAGATATGCCGCCGCCGCTTTCCGGTCCATCATCTTGTTAGGAGCTTCTTTCGCTTTGAGGTAATCCGCAACCTTTTTAAAAACCTCATCCGCCACTCCTTCAATAAGGTCCTCTTTGCGCATCCCCTGTAAAATGATCTCGTTATTATTCATTGCGGTATGTTTTTATGTTTTGTCTGATTTAAATATTACCGATTTATGATCCGCTCGCTTATGTGCAAAGCATGAATTTCTAAATAGACAACTATCGGCTTTATCCTCAGTGCGGAAAACACATCCGTTACAGTCTTTTTTTGAACTGACAACGGTTATTGCAATTCCTACACAGTTTACTACTGACCCGATGTTAGCCTCTCTTAGAATTCGGGCCGCCTCATCCGTTTTTTTGTTTTTCATGTTATGCAAGCCTTGTTACTTTGTATAAATCTTTTCCTATTTCCTCCCACTCACTAAATTCAGCCGCCGGATTTTTCCTTTTATATTCAGAAATACGGGAAGCGGCAGATAAACGCTCTTTTAGTGTACATTCCAAAACAGAACCTACTGCCATTTTTCTAATAGTATCAGTCCACGATGTTTTTTGAATCTTTTCTGCTTTTTCTGTATCCATAATTATTATATTTGTTATTCGTATCGTATTACAGATACAAATATAGAACAATATGTTCTGTTTAAAAATACAAACAGAACATTTATTTCTGCATTAACTTTATTTAAGAACTATGGAGTTGAAGGAATTTATAAAAGAGGTAGTAAAATCAATATCTGATGCGGTAAATGAATTAAATAATGATTCTACACCTGAGGGATTGATTGTTAATCCAAAATTGGGATTAAATGGAGATGGTAGGAATACTACAAGGATTGATTTTAATTTAAGTGTATCCGACTCTGATAAGACAAATGCAGGGGGAGGCTTGAAAATAAATGTAATAAGTGCAGGAATAAACAAAGAAACTAACAATAACACTATTAGTACCGTTAGTTTCTGCCTGGATGTTATTCTTCCCGGAGCTGATGCCCCGGAAAGAAATTACAGTGAGTGAATCTATACTTTATTCACTCTTGTATTTTGCTGTGATAAATCGGTAAAGCTCATGAGCTTGTCCGGCAATGGGTTGTCTTTTTACACACCATAACCTAAGTCTTTTATCCCTATATCGGGTAATACGTTGAATGATATTCATAGTCACTTTTTTAATTAAACAATAATACAAATATATAGAACATTTTGTTCTGAATTGAAATTTAACATGAAAAATAGATTAACTCAGGCATACCATCACTTAAAAGGACTTGGCTTAATTTCCAACCAAAAGGATTTAGCTGATAAAATGGGATATTCTAGAACATCGATCTCAAAAGCATTGAATGGATACGAAGATTACCTTACAGAAAGTTTTATGACAAAACTTTATCAAACATTTCCTACCATCCTTAATGATACTTGGTTACTAACCGGAGAGGGGCCCATGCTTAATACCGACATTCAATCCAATGCTAAAGCAAAAGAAATTGAAGCTTATGAAATGATACCGCTTATTCCCATCCGCGCACGGGCCGGATATTTAGCCGGATACGGGGATCAGGAATATATTGACGATTTACCAACGGTCCCGGTTATCGTAGATCGTACTTTTCACGGTAAATACCGTTGTTTCGAAGTGGAAGGCGACAGCATGGACGATGGCACTCGTGATGCCCTATGCGATAAAGATGTTATTATGGGTCGAGAGGTAAAACGTGAACTATGGAGAGATAAACTACATTACAATAAATGGAATGCTTTTGTCATTGTACACAAAAGCGGAATCCTCATCAAACAAATTGTAGATCATGATATAAATACGGGGATTATTACTTGTCATTCGCTAAACAATGATCCATCTTATACCGATTTTCCTATAAATTTAAATGAAGTGTACGAACTCTACAATGTTATAAAGTTAGTAGACAGAGGTATGAATTAAAGTAAATAATGCCATGGGAATTTTATTAATACTTTTAGCTATCATAGTTATAATCATTATTATTGTGTTGATTAAATACTACACCGATCCAGAAATGCGCAAAGCTGCAAATATTCTCATCGAATACGAAGAAAAGAAAAAAGCAGGCAAAACCAACGATGATGATTTATTTGAATACATCAAAAGCAGTCCAGACGATGGCTCTGATGAGTGGCTTGACAATGCATCTGAAATTATTCTCAATGATGAAAACTATATTGATGATGATTATATCACAAGTGATGATTTGGAAGATATACTCATCGACCTAGAAGAGTATTCGGATGGTGGCGATTACATAGAACTCCCCATAAGGGGGATAAATCACCGAAACCTCACAAATGACAATATAGGCCACTTTGATGGATATATTGCACCAGACAAAAACAATAAATATGACGAATACGCAATAGCTATATATGGAAATGATGGTACTCATTTCGGATTTATTGAAAAAGGACAAGAACTTTTATATACCAAAATAGAAGATTCTGGAGGGATCATCAATGTTTCAATAGATGTAAATCCTTTTACCAATGACAGGTCAGAAAGCCGTTTGTATGGCACAATAACCATAGATAAAGAAGATTTGATATAAACGGTAAGTTTCTACGTTCACAATCAATCCATTTTATTCATAACCCCTCCCAATACATACAAACTCATAATCTCCTTTATTGTTCAATGATCGGCAATAGAGGAGATCATTTTTATATATCACTATCTTACCATCCGTATTTTCAACATCGCAAACAGATTCAAATGCGGCATATTTCCCCTCTCCATATCTGGAGCATAACCATTCATTTAGTTTTTCGTCCGCATTAGATAAGAATATAAGGTAATGTTTTATTTCTTTAAAAATTAGTTGTGTTTTCATTTCTGTATTACTTTAGGTTCACAGGCAAAGTTCAGACTAAAACAAACACAACATTGTTAAACATTTCGTGATGCAACATTTTGCCCGTTTAGATATAGTTTTTTCGCCGATCCGAAAGTTATATGTAAAAATCTGTGAAACGCTTACGGGGAAAGAGATAAGCGCATACAAGAAAAGAAATATCATAAAAAAAAATCTATATCCGAAGGGTATCAGATATAGATTTTCACATTAGTTAAAAATAGGTTTATTAAATGTTCTTTGAAAAGATTTTCTTCATTGCTTCATAACATTCCGTAAAAAGATTACTGTTATTCTTAAATTTCTCCTCAACTTTAATGTGATTCATATTATAAAACATATATAACAGCAAAACTTCTTTTTTAATATTATCATCTATAGAATCGTTACTTACAATCAATTCCTTAATCTGTTTGACGTATACTTTTGAGGCCGCCAAATGATTAAGCCTTGTGTTGCTTGTTTCCATGCGTCAAAATTACATACGGAACGAAAAAGCGGCAAACTCTCTACTTTTTTTTATATACAATAAACATCTATTTTGTTATAAATTATGCAGATATAATACATTTCTGTTACTATGTGTTACGGCATTATTAAAGCTGTTAACTAAAAAGAACCGCCCCACTTTCACAAGCAAGACGGCTCAACGATAAAAATAACTATATTATGATTAGAATTTATATTTTGCTTTAATAAATCGATATATCGCCCACACTAAAAGCATTGTCAGTAAAATCCGGCCACACCATATCTGAAACGATTGAAACGAATTGAGCCTGTTAACTACCTTCTCAACCTCAACCGGGTAAGGGATACGAATTGAATCGGTTCGTATATGCCATCGATCAAGATATAGTATCTTAACCGGAATTTCAATGTCCTTTATCCCTAGTGTATGCCGCAAAAACAACCCATCCCAATGAGCAAACGAAAAAGCATAAGGATTTTCGAGATAACTACTATCTTTTGGCGTGATGTTTTCCGTGTAATGAGGAACTAGCTTAATCAATACTGTTGTATCATGAACTGTTTCAATATCCTTTTCATATCTAACCGATTCAACAGGAACGTACACCGTTTTTGTTTTACAGCCGGAGAAAAAAACAATCAAAGACACAAGTACAGCTATTGCAATTATATAAGTCAGAGTATTGACAGTTCTTTCGCTCATGGCAAATATTTCTCTATTGTTTTGATTATTGATTTAAGTTTCGATGCGTAATCCGGATCAGTTGCATACCCGGCCTTAGATATCTCCTCTGCAAATAAATAAGGATCGCTCTTAACTTCTAAAGCTTTTGAGTATCGCTTATTTTCGAAAAAGAAATTTGCGTGATCCGTAAAACATTCTTCGGGTGTGTCGTACTTCCTGAACCAATCTCTAACGATGTACAAATATTTACCATTCGGTTGCTTTGTTACCGATATTATCTCAGGAAATTGCACATTGGGCGTTGATAATATTTCCCGTGTTCGCAATAATTGACGCTTGTTTTCGGGTGTATTTTTCGATGCTTTAACCCCGAAGAACATATTACCCGGAGCATTCTCTCCCCACCCCGATTCTAAGGCGGCCTGTGCAAGCGTAAAACGGGCATCTATTCCTGTCTCATCCTCTGTTCCCTTTGCGAAAGAATAATTATACTCAACGAATTCACTTACTTTCATTTTCCTGTGCTTTTTTAATTGTTTCTGAAAGGGCTTTGATTACATCGTCTTTATTGTCTAATAGCATTATCAGCTCAGACAGATTTTTAGTGAGTCGAACCTTTTCTTTTTCCTCCGCTTTTTCCATTACCGAGCGAGCCTCAACATATATCAGGTAGGCACTACCGATTACTGTAATATACGGAATAGCCGGGACCGGTGCATTAAAGGCCGTTAGTACATACATTATGATTGCGTCTATCATAAAAGCCAGTAATAAACACGAATAATAAAGCGTGAACTTAGATACTGTCCGTTTCAATCCGTATGAATTTCGGGCCTCTCCTCGTTGCTTTGCTTTACTGTAACCGCTTTTGAGGTCCACAGCTATTGCAACGAGAACAAACAGCCACATAATGCCAACAATAGCAAATTTTATTTTTAAGGTTATATAATCGCCCTTTATCAATGAATCTATAAATAGTGTCATAATTTCTTTACTTTAATCGGTTAATATTACGCTAACGGTATTCTATCTACTTTACTTATTATCCCTAATTCGTGCAATCGGTCGAGAACTTTGTTTGTTAAAGCAACCGATGCAGGATTGGTTAAGTGAACACCATCGGCTAATACACTACGTGGCACTTTGCCCTGATTGATGTCTGTAACATCGTCAGCCGTTAATGTTACTCCCGCATCTTTCCAACCGTAAGTCATTAGATACTCTCGAACGGGTATATAATTCAGACCGAACTCTTTTCTCATCTCGCTTTCGAAGTACTCAAACCATTCCTTTGCTTTTTGCCAACCCAAATTACCGACAATACCCGTAACGTAAAAACCAAGAAAAACAAAATCGTTACTTGTTGGGCGCATCCAATCGGCTATTTTTCGATATTGATTTACAAGGTTATCGGCGTCTTTTAATGTTGCGAGTGTACTCGGGGCGTTTGACGTGTCGATCTTCCAACCCGTATTCGTACCCATAAAGTCGATAAGAATAACATTCCTATCAGAATCCGTAGGTATTACAATAGTAGGCTGTGTTATTTCAACGACATCCCCCGCAACATCACGCCTGAAAGTTACAGCCGATACTAAAGTTGAAGTGTTACGGGTAAATGTAAAACGCCCCTTAATACCTTCTATTTCGCAATCCATTGTACCGAAGGGAAGTATACGGGTATCGCCTCCCTCACTTGTGATCTCGCCTGTATTGCTATCAAATTCATACTTATATGATTGCAAAGATGAAATTTCAACTGTTACCTCTGAGGTATCGGCAGCAATCGTAAAGGGTTTTATAACATAAGGAACAGCACCAAGACGAGCGAGTGTATCGAGACAGCTCTCTCCACCTACAGCCGTATCTATAACCCTATGTCCGTCAATTGGTGTTATCGACCTTAATTTGCTGCCTATCTGATTAGCGATACTATCTCCTATTATTCGTATCTGCCTGTTTGCCCCTGTAGCGTCAACAATAGCCTGACTTGATAGCGCATATAGTTTCGGCGGTTCACTTTGTCTTAACCTATCATACATCAACCTGAAATACGCAGCTCCATTAGGAGGAATAATAAGGCCTGTATCGGCAATCATTTGATAAGAAGTTGCTAATATGCTACCGTCCTTTATATACGTTCCGTCGGCTTGATAAAAAGCAATGAGGGCACAATTTGCATTGACATTACCTATATTGGTTACATTATACAAGTATTTAACGGGTATAGGTTCGGATAAACGTGCAGAACCCCAATTTGACAACTCGCCTGTTTCAGAGTCTATTTTTTGACTATAAATAGACCAGACGAAAAACGTTTCTGTTCTATTTGCTTTTACAAATGCTTCCTCCCCTATTTTATCCCGAACAAGTCTGAACAAATCATCAGTTTGTGTCCCCAAAACGCTAATCTGTTCCTGTAGGTATTGATTGTTTATACAAAAGAATTTCGCTGTTTTAGGTGCTTGATATGTCATATTACAGACTCGCATATATGTAGCGTTAGCAGGAGGTACTATTATTCCCGTATCGTCTAATGTAGCATTTGAGCCTACACGTACAAAATCCTCGTTTATAAAACCTTTATCCGAATCGTAAAAAGCAATCCATGCCGTATTCGGAAAATTTACATTTCCCCGTAAATCGGTTGCATTGTATTTAAAATTGGAATTAACCGGAATAAAATCGGAAGTACTCCACCAACCGTCAGAGGAAAGTTCTCCATCCATCGAGTTTATACGTCTTGATGCAATAGATAGAGATATTTGTATTTCCGCTTTGTTTGCACTTATAAATTCTGATTCGTTAACTTTATTGGGTAGTTCGTTTCCTATGTCAGTAACCCTACTATCTAAAGCGGTTATTTTATCCTCCAAGTATTTAGATGGTATAATAAATAGTTGTGGTGTAGTATTAGACGAATTATACATCATCCTAAAAAATGCAGCGTTTACAGGAGGTGTTATTAATCCTGTGTCGTCTATAACCTGACTATTAGAGGCTAAAATGCTGCCATCTTTAATGTACGTCCCGTCTGCCTGATAGAATGCGATAAGAGCGCAATTCGCATTGACACTTGAAAGATTAATACCTTGTATCACATATTCGGGACCTATCGGCATTAATGGAGTTGTTTTTGCGTTCCCCCACGATGCTAGTACACCCGTATCTGCATTTATGTATTGTTGGGGAATTGAGAAATTAACAGGCATTGGCATACGAATAGCCGAAATATCGGCCTTTCTTTCATCTATTTCTTGTGTAGTAAGAGTAGAGCCACCTGATTTTGTGAAATATTTAGAATCTTCGCCGTTAATGATATTATTGGCAGAACCTACAAACAGTTCAAATCTGATAACCGAATTATCAAACTCCATATCCACATTAACCTGACCTGAATCTACTGATAGACGGTCAGCAGTTCCACATCCGGTGCTATCCGGATCGAGAAGTACAAAAGGGATGCTTTTTGCAATCTTTACCTCATCGCCTTTTTTCAGTTTTACGATTAAGTTTAAGCCTCCTTCCTGTTCAAATCCCGATGTCTCGTCCGGAGTAACTTTTGTTGAAAAAGAATTTGTACTAATATTAGCAACTGTTTTTACTAGCTTTTTAGAAAAAGGCGTAAACAATGACACCTCTTTTTCGTATTCGCTAATATCTATAGGGTTTTTCTCCTGATCGTAGGCCGAGAAAACCAAACTAAGGGACTCTCCTTTGTAGATTTTTATATTATTCATATTGATATTTTATATAGTAACCATACTTTTGTCAGACAATGCTGTTTACTAAACTTAGGAGAGTCCCGTTTTTGGAGGTAAAATCTAAATATTAAAGTTTTCTAGTAATATCCATCTACAGCCATCATTGTGAGGAATAGACACAAACCGCAACATCTTATTCGAAGAAAGGGTAAGTTGAGTAGTACCCTCCGAATCAAAAGAGTAGCCGTTTTTTTGAATTAATGGCAATCCCGTTCCACCTATATAGCCGCCAATTAGTGTAGAAATAATTCCATCATATTTTGCATCATTAGGCAAAATCAATGTCGGAGGCATCCCGGTAACTAATACGAACCGATGATTGAAAGATCGGGATAAAGCAACCTCCTTATTCCATATTATAGAGGATTCATTTGAAAGATCGTTATGGCTGAAAGGAGACATTAAAGCTCCCTTTATCATAACATCTCCCTCTTTAGAAAAATCTACATTACCTTTTGCGAAAAACGCCGATCCGTCCTCATCTATCTTTGAAACTATTTCATTATTGTCATTCCTAAACTCAAGGGTAATACCGAATAGTTTAAATACCTTATTCACAACATCGAAGAACAAGCCTTTTATTTTGTTACCAATTCTTATACTGCCATTATTTAAGTCGTATTTGCTTCCTTCGTTTGTATCGTCTTCTGTATAGTTGATTGATTTTATAGTGTCGCCGTATACGGTTCCTCCGGATATATAGGCCATACCGTTAGTTAATGAAATATCCCTCCGGTACTCTTTTACCGGATAGACGACACCCATCATAAAGAAATAATAGTTTGGATCATCGGCCGACATTATTTGATCTGTGGATAAATGCCATACGGCAACATCGCTCAGCCTCTCAGCCTTTACATACAAATAATAAGGTAAAGTATCATCTTGCAAAATCTGGTCTAAATCCTGTGTTACCCTCCATGTATATTTTGTAGCTTCCTCCGGAGCTTCCGCATCCGGTCCCCACCACAAAGCACGATGATTTATATATCCGGTTGATAAACTAGCCCTGTAGTCATTACCTTCCTTATATGTTTTTATGGTTATGCCGCTAGTGGTAAAATCCTGACTTTTTGCGCCTACAGACAGATACATAGTCTCTATACTGTTAGGCTTTATGTTTGTAGCGTCAAAATAACCATCCGGGTCAAAGATCAGGCTTTTCAATGCACGGAGGTTTTGAGTGTTACGGATACCGTTTTTTCTGTTTTGGAGGCCCTGATTAGTATTTGACCCTATAACATCCGCTTGTTTCTTTACTTCATTTTCAACGGCTGAAATCCTTTTAACCTCCGATTTATCCCCAACTTTATAAACAGCATCGTATGTATTTATGAGTTTCTTTTCAAAGCCGATAATCCGGCTACTTCTGTGTCCGTCTTTAAACTTATCGTTTACCAATCGTACATTTTTCCCTATCTGAAGATCGAGCTTATTGTCATAGAAATATTGCACAATGGTAGGACACTCATATACTTCTACATCCTTATGATGCTCCGTTAACCAATCTAAAGCCGCCTCGTATAGTTCCAATTCCGCCGCCGGGACATACTGATCCCCAACTAAAGATATATCAAAACCATATAATACATACTCATCCCCTTCATTTGGTTTAAGGGTATCATTTGGCAAAGGGATGCCATAATCCTCTGCCCTGATTATCTCATATACTTGCGACTCTCCATCCGCCTCCGGCTTATTCAAAGGGTTGAAACGAACGGCAAAATCCATCCCGTTAAGAGGACCGGATACAAACATCATCCGCAACTCTTTGCCGGGTAAAATATAGGACTGTTTAAATGTTATCCCGGTATCAGCAATCCGGTAGGCATTCCATTTTGTTTTTTCTCCGGTATCCTCGTTTGTGTCACTATATTCAACAGTTGACACTTTCTCTATTTTCCCGACACGCTTAGGATATATGTTCTCAAATAAAACAGTATCCTCCTTTACTTCTACGGGAGACATATTTTCTTTATAGTCTATAACATCCCCTTTATCAGATGGAATACGTAAACGCTTTTGATAAATAGCATCTACACTCTCTCCGGATACTATATCTCTGTAGTTTGTTGGAATATTTCTATCTGATCCTAGAGCTAAGAGTCTCGTTATTTTTCCCTCTGCATTCGTATTTGAGGCCTCCATCTTTGCGACTGACACCTCATTAATAAAATCGATCTCCGCCCCTTCCGATAATTTGTAAACTAGGTTGATAGTACGGCCGGAGATGTAATATTCACACTCATAAGCCTCAGCGATTTGCGCAAGGGCATCCAATACCTTAGTTTTTGAATCAAACTCTATAAAACGGGCATCTGTAGGCTCAACCGTTCCGACTTTATATTCGGTTGTACCAAAATAACGGTTATAGTTGTCCGCTATCATCTGAATAAAACTACTTGCTTTATCGGTTAGTTTCCATCCGCTTTCTTTTAATCCTTGATCGAGATAATAAAACTCGATGTCCTGTCCTAACATAGGCTCACAATCAAAGCGTAGAGTATATTCATATTTTGAACTACTTATCTCCTCCGGCTCATAATCGGCCCGGATATAAAATTTATCTCCTTCATAGAATAGATTATCTCCACGTTTGAAGGTTTCAGCTTTAGGGAGTTCAAACGAAAATTCTATATAATGATCGCTCATTAGGTTATTGCTATATACAGCATCATCCCCAATTACATATTGTGCTTTTATATCTCCTGATAGATCATATATATTAATAATCTTATTCGCTGGGGCATATTTTACTAATCCTATCTCTATCATACGCTTTATATGTTTTTATATAAACCATAGATTTGTCCGACATTTGGAGGTAAAAAAGCCTCCCTTTCCGGGAGTCTGATATGTTTATTAAATGTTATTCAGATTGTAAAAATTTTAGTATAAAAACATTTTTAATGTTAAAATTTTGCTATTTTTGTGAAAATATCATATTTGTTTATTTTTGATTATGGATAATTTTGACTACACAGGAGGTATTGGTGTTATTATTTCTATGATTTTTAGTCTCGGAGGAGCGCTTCTTGCTTCGTTTAGTAGACGAATGATTAATAAATTAGATAACAAAGAAGTAAAGAAATCTGATTCTAGAATCAGAATATTAAAGGAAATGTCCGATAATTTGAAAGACACCATTAAATATATAGAAGAATTAAATGATAGAATCAATAACGAGCAAAAAGAACTCGAAAAGCTAATAAATGAAAGAGAAAGTGTTGAACTAATGCTTAATACCAATAAAGAATCCGTAGATGCCATCTTTAAAGAACAAGAGACAAGACAAAAAGCAAAAATCTGGATAGACAGAGCAATAGGATTCTTTATAGGGATATTTAGTTCTTCCATAGTAACAGCAATATTCTATTACATAATCGAAAAATAAATCACAACCTTATCCTATCCTTTGGATTTAACTCCCTTACTTTTACTATAAGCTTACCTTTCGATCCATCACTAAAAGGGTCAAGTGATAAATAACTTACACGTTTCAATTTATATCCTCTCTTCAATGGAGTTATATTTAGCGCAAAAACACCTTTATCTAGTTCTGTGGTAAGTTCCTCCAGACATAGAAGATATTCACATCTGTCCTTACATTCGATAAGGAAGGTTAATTCTACATCACGGGCTTTGGGTTGCTGATTGGCAAAAAACTCCTGTTCCCCCGGATGGCCTCTCAGATCATTAACTGCATTTTCTTTCATGTCTCCGGGGATCAATAGATTAGCGTAAGATGCCCCTATCAGTTTTGCTCGAAAATGAGAAAACAAATCTTTTCCATTTAAATATTCCTGTCCTATCATAAGTTTTTTGTGTTTTTATCGATCTTCTCTAACTTGGTTACTGCTTTTTCAAGAGTTACCCCCATCTCCTCAGTTATGAAGAATGATTTTATTTGAACTTGTTTTATCTCATCGAGTATTTCTGTTTGCTTTTTCAATTCTGTACCTATAAATGTCGACTGAGTGAAAATGCTATTTGTACTAAGAGATAATCCGGATAACATAGACTCCATTCGAAGAGCTGTTTCTTGCAGTCCGGTTATACGGCCCAAAATCGCACCTCCTGTATCCTGATCCATGCTCACGGAATAGCCTGTTGAACCGCTTTGTGATTTCGAACTATCAGACTCCCATCCAAAAGTTTCCTTTAATTTATCACGATCCGCAAGCATTTGCGCAGCCAAATCATCTTGCTTTTTTTTCAATATAGACATCTCAGCTTCATCAATAGTTCCATCCGAATTGGCATCGGCGAAATCATCGTATAAGCTTTCTATTTGAGATTTATATTTTGTCCCGATTAAACTAGACAGGATAGCTTTTTGTAAATATTTTTCAAAATTATCGGCAAAGTCCTGATTGCTACTATCCATATCTTCTAACATATCAGTATAACCATCCTTGAACGAATCGAGTGATATTTGCGTGAATTGTTCTTTGAGCGATTTGTTTATATCTTCGAGCCTATCCGCACCATCTATAATATTATTTAAATATTCTTTTGTCTGATCTTCCAATTTCGCCCAAAGGGATGGGGCCTCTTCTTTTAAGCTTTCCAGTTGTTCGGCAGTCAAATCAAATAACCCTGTCATTCTACCAGTCGTTACGGAGTTGAATAGTTCATCTGAAATATTATTTAATCTTTTCCAATGTGCAAGGTCTTTCCAATCATCGCCTTTTATTCTCGATTGCTGCCGAACTCCCCACGAACTCCCTCCTTTATTTTTAAAAGAATTCATGTATGCTTTCCCTAGCTCACGATTCGATTCGATTTGTTTTTTTGTCAATCGCATGGCTTCTTCGCCAACTTTACGTGCTTCTTCGCCATACGATATGGATATATACTCTTTCTTTTTGTTGATCAGTTCATCCCATACTTTATTTAATGATTCGTATTGCGCTTTCATTTCTTGGTAACGCTTGGTATCTTTATCCGATCCGCCGAACATACCAAAGATGCCTGCGATAGCTTTTCCGGCTCCGGTAATCATAGTTATAGAACTTGTTACAATAGAAAAAGGCTTAGTTAAGTCTATGCTTTCTAAACCACTCATCATTTGTCCAACCCCGGCCAAAGTTTTAGATACATTTCCATCTACCTCCACGCCAAAAGCACCGAGCATATCAATGATTTCAGTTCCGGAGTTAACAAGCTGATTGCCTTTTTCTCCAAAACTATTCATGGATTGACTCATGGCAGTTAATGATGCCCTTCGTGCTTTCTCCGCATCAGTCAGTTCCTTTGCGGCTTCGGTGTATTCTGCCGTACCCTCTTCTAAATTGTTTAGTTTTTCTTTAGCTGCAACAACATCCACTAAAGCTTGTTTGTAATCGCTGTAGCTTGATTTAAGTTCATTAATGGGGTTTCTGTCTGCAATTGCCAGATTCATCTTTTCCATTGCGTCCGTTACCGTTTGCAAATCGGTAGGGGAAATTGAACTTCCGGCCTCACTCAGATAGTTTTTTAGTTTATCACGTACATCTTGCAGTGATTCGGTTGATATTCTATCAAGATTACCAAATACAGTTGACCAATCAATACTGTCTTGAAATTCTTCCAGATTGATAGACGAAAGTGCTTTATCTCTTTGTTTTATCAATTCGGCCGTTGCTGCATCTATGGCTGTACTATTAGTTTCATTGCGCTTCGACCCTAGAAATTTAATTTCTTCGTTATAGTCTTTTTCAAGTTTAATCCTACGTGTATTGTAATCCTGATATTTTTCTACTAATGATTTCAGTAGGGCGGTTCCTGCTTTCTCTCTTTGACGAACGGCAATATCATCCGATGCAATAAGTTCTGACTTATTATCATCTGATAAGTCTATATATGAGTTGGTTTTAGTTCTAAATAATTCTTTTGTTTTGGTTGCATCCGGATGTTCTATATCCCAAAGTTTACGCTCGGCCTCCTGTTGTTTTTCAATTAAATCCTGTGTACGTGTATCAATACCTAATATCTCTTTTTTATGATTAAGGGCTATCTGTTTTTGTTGTTTATCAAAGCCTTCTTGCTCTAAATCAAGCAATGCTTGTTGGTTTTCAAGTTCCTTATTTCTTGCATCAAGCTCCGCCCTTGCTTTAGCGTTTTGTAGTTTTAGTTGGTTATCTATTACTTTTTGTCCGTTGTCCTTTTTTTTATCAGGATCGTTTGTTGGAGTAGTTGATGCAAGATCATTAGCTTTTTTTACAGCTTCGCCTAGTTTCGAATTAGCATCATCCCATACTCGCAAATCTTGCACAGTTTCTTTAATAAGATCATTTATCCCACTTAAATCATAAATGCCTTTTATACCTCTTTCTCTTACCGCCTTTCCTATATCCTGTTCTAAATCTTTATAAGATTCTCCTTTATTTATTCTTCGTGCAAATCCGGTTATTTGTCCTAATGTTAAACCTTGGGAATTAGCAGCCGAACGCATTTTATCTTCAAGTGCCGGAATTTTTTGCGCAAAGTAATCAGCCTTTGCCGCCTCTTTTAGTAATTCAATACGTTCACTAATTTGTTTATTTATTTCTTCATGAGATAATTTTTCCTTTCCTAGCATTTTTTGAAGTGCGGATTGTGCGGCATTTATCTCTTTCTGACCACTAGCCTTATCATTCATTATAGAAAGTTGCTTTTGCAACATTACCACTTCCTGTGTATTTCCTGACTTTTCGGCTTCCTTTCTATAATCAGAAAATATATTTTTTATTCTTTTTGCCTCATCATACATATTTTTAAAATAGCCTATTACGGCAACTATAGCGGATACTATAAGAGCCGGAGCAAAACTATTCCACATCGATTTTATGGCGGCTCCCAATTTTAAGAAAGTCCCTTTTATCATGGCTCCGGTAGTGACCCAAAACCCTCCGGTCTTAATTGCGGCGGCCTTAGCGTCTGCGAGTTTGGACGCTTCTATTGCTTTAGTTTCGGCGATGACTTTTCGGCTTAATGTTGCCTCAGCTTTGGCAATGGCTTGTGCCGCCTGTAAGCGTTGTTTTTCTGTAGCGAAAAAGGCGGCGGATTTTGCCCGGTCAAGTGCGATCTCTGCCTCAATTCTTGCGGCGGTTGCAGTGGACATCTTAGCATTAGCAGCCTCAGCGCTTGTTATTATGTTTGTCCCTACTGCCTGATAACTCCTCCATACTTTTGTAACTCCGTTAGTAACTACAAACACAATTGCGGTAACTATGCCAATAATTATATTATGTATGTTCTTGCTTGCGGATTCAATTAATCCGGTAAGTCCGTCTATAATGGCTTTGTATTTTACCCCTATTCCTGATTCCTCTGTGAATTTAGTAAACGCATTACTCAATCTGTTTAATGATGTCTCTATGTTATCAGTATTAACACTAGGGATCATATCATTTAGGGCATCGGCAAACTTCGGTAAGACTTCATGGCTCAGCAACTTTCCCTTTTTGAGCAGATCATCTAATTTTGTAATAGGCACTCCGGCGGCCTTTGCCATTGCTGCCATCGCAATGGGTAATCTTTCCCCTAGCTGTCTCCTCAACTCCTCAGAACTGATTTTACCTTTACTCATCATCTGGGTAACAGCTAGAAATGTAAGGTTAGTGTCCTCTGCACTCATACCGTAAGCTACAGCCGCACGGGATACCGACTCAAATATTTTCCTCTGATCTTCTAAAGACATCCCGACCGAATCTCCGGCCGCTTTGAACTTTGCAAAGTTGAAAACAAGAGTATTGATCTCTACTCCGTAATCCTTTGCTAGTTTATTAAGAAATTGAAGGTTATCAGCAAAAAGACCTACTCCTCCAGATACGTTTTTTAATGCTGTAAGTGCACGGCTCGTTTCTCTTGCTACATCTTTCATTTTTGAGATCAAACCCATCAACCCCACTCCTCCGGCTCCTAATGCGGCCGCAAAAGTCAAAATTTGCATCTGTATTGATCTCAAATGATTTTTTACCGAATTAGCGCCTTTTTTAAAGTTTTCGGTAAGTAAGTTTATTGCTATACTGAATGATAACCTTTTCATATTGTTATATTATTTCAAAAATGAATTGCCACTATTCATAAAGAGGATAAAATCATCTTTATCATCTTCTATACTTCTGGCGGCCTCTTGTTTTATATCTTCTAACTCCCACGAAAACGGGAGTATATCTTTTGGGGATTTTACCTTTTTACTCAAATGCGGAGAAACGATCATATAAGAAAACAGCCTTTGAGTATCTAAATTTTCTTTCATTATGCTCTCATAAGCATCCAAATAAATAGGTAAATCACATATATCCATATCATTAAGAGCATAATTAGCATCCAAACCCTTCATTATTAGCACAGATATAATCTTTCCTATGTATAATGGCTTCTCCGGTTTATTTGTATCATTGACGGGTTTCTTTGTTTTTTCCTTCTTATCTTGAAATTGTGAAGAAATAGCCGTCTGTTTCTCAAAGCTTACCATATAGTCCTTTATAACTTTTTCATTCAATGCTGTTTTATATTCTTCTAAAGTTGCATCCATCGGACCACACGTATAGAATAAAGAGATAACATCCTCCTCAGCTTCATAATTCAGGGAGTAGAACGACTTACCCGTCATTTGTTCCCATCGTATAATAGATTTTATCGTCAATTTCATATTATAAAAAAAAGGACGGGCCATCCAAAGACAGACCGCCCTGTTTAAATACGGTTATTCAATTACAGATTCTCTCCTCTGCTAGAGACTAGCGCGCCGAATCCTTTAAGACTTACACTACTTGACGCGATCTCTCCGTTATTGGAATTTAGATCGAGAGAGGAGATCATAACCTTTCCTTGTCTATACGGTTTAGTTGTATCCTTCTCAAACTTCCCACCCATATTGTCGCCTTCGGTTTTGATAGTTTCCCCCATCCAAAAATCGATAAGCTCCCCGGCTATCCATTTCTCCTCTAATGTTTGGTAGCTCATTTGTCCCTCAGCGTTAGACAAAAGAGACTCACTGGAAATAGTATAACCTTTTGTGCCGGGCAAGGGAGCCTCCCAATCTCCCATCATTTTATTTGAAACATCGACCTCTGCGGTCGTTCCTTGCATAGAGGCAGACTTAGCAAATGCCAAAGGCAAACCTCCTAAAAATAAAAATAATTGACCTCTGAATATATCAGAGTTTGCGTCATGTTTTACTGGTTGTGACATAATTATTCAATTTTAAACAATAGTACTTGTATATATTTTTCGTCTTCAAAATCTTCCGTGGAGTCTATTAATGTTATTTTCATATCAGGATTAGAAAAAGTACCTTCTAAAGCCTCATTAACGAGATAAGCTAAATCCTGTGATCTATCATAATCATCTGATATAACATTTACATAGACCTCGCACAGTTGACCGCTTATACCCATTTGAGTATAACTTTTTACATATCTATCCCTTCGGTAAACTATAAAATCCCCTTCGGTTTCGTTAGGTGCTACTACCGGAAATATTTTATCTCCTATAAGAGCTGTAATCCTTTCATCGTTTAACAGTATTTCCCTTACAGGAGTCGTTATTTTGAATTTACTTTCAGCGTGCCCCATTATCTTCTGTTCTTTATACGATTAATAGCTCTTTCAACTCCCGTATAAACTTCTTCAATGGCTTTATCTCCTGCTTGTGCTTCTGTATCAAGCCAAAAATGTGTGGGTTTCATTATCCCACGGTCAAGTCCGGCCGGGAGACTTTTATATCCCTTTGTTTCTCGTCTATCTGTCCCCCGATCTACAAGATGAGCATGATTTCCTCCCCCGATAATCATATTTTTATTACTCCTCTTAAATCCTATAAGAACTCCGAGCTTATGTCTTTTGGTTCTGACATGAAAACTCCGCAATAAATTTCCGGTAACGCCTTTAGGTTTACGCATTACTTTCCGGAGATTTCTTTTGCCCTCCATTTTAATAACATCCCCTCCTGCCTTTAACCCTTGGTTTATTGATTTATCTTTTTCAAAATCATCTAAACCCTGTACCAGATGGGTAATTGACTCTCTATCTATCTGTTTTACTTCAATCATTTTTCTTTTTTAAAGTAATTACATAAGTATTATCCCGTTTCCTGTCTATGAGTTGTATAGTATATTTAGCTCCTTGATATATAACCAATTGATTATTTTTAATCAATGGATTGCAACGGAGTTGGAAAACAAGTATATTACCGATAAATTGCTCAGAAGCGTTTACCCCATCTTTATCAACTACAGCCGTAAGCCTTTTTTTTGCCGCCCGTGCAGTTAATATTTTCACATACTCTTTTTTCACAGACCCAGATACGGATTTAACTTGCTGTAATTCTTGAAACTCTAATAATTCTGTTAATTCTCCGGCTCTCATTTGCTGTAATTTCTATATAATCTAGTAAGATGTCTGTAAACTGGAGTTTCGTTCATTGTAGGAGCAAAAATGATCGTCTCCCGATGTGCATAATAATCCCCTATTTGTAAGCATATCGCATAAAGAAGCGGAGAGGGGATTTTACCATCCCCGTCTTCTAAATCCTTTAGGTCCTCGCAAATATCCTCTGATACGGTTTGTTCTGCCACTTCAATAAGCATTTGTATATACTCATCATCATCGGTAAAAGCCTCATCGACTATCAGATGTTTCTTTGCGGTTTTTAAACTTACATAGGTCATATTATTTCATTGATGCTACAGAGAAAGACTCATTACGTATCTTTCCCATATTCCAATAAGAATTTACGATAATACGCACCATTGCGTTTCCGGCCTGAGTAAACGGATCGGTTACAATATCCAACGCACCCCATTGTCCTAAGAAATAATGCGCCCAATTCGCAAACACAGAACCAAACTCATCCGATCCCGCACCCAATTCTTTAGGTAAGTTATTTGTCCGGAATGCACGATACCCGTTCAACATACCATTACCATCATTACCAAATACAAAACCTCCGGCTCCGGATGCATCTTTGACTTTAGTTTTAGCCTTTCCAATTAAAGAAGGGTGTAAAATATAGCCCAAGTTTCCGAAAAGAGCATTCTTTAGGTCTGCATCTGTTTCCATCTTTACCACATTCTCCCAACTTATTGCGCCAAGTGAATTGTCTACACCTTGAAATAATCCGTTGGGGACATTGGCGGCGGCAACATTGGCACTAAAAGCCGTTTGTTCTACTTTTTGAGCTACAGCCTCCCCCAGAAGAGCGCGGATAATGCCCTCGATTGATCTATTTTCCTGTATCAACAATTGTTTTGAAATATCAACAATTGCGGTTAAACGATTCGGTTTGAATACCTCGCCTTTACCGAATTCGCCGCCGCCATCTTTTGCTTGGGTATTCTCTCCTTCCCAATATACATTTACGGCTGAGTGTTTAGGCCATGATATATCCCCCACAAGGCCTGTCATTAAACGGACGCCTGCCTGCGACAAAACAAGGTTAGACTCCAGAGGAAGCAACAACTCCTGTTGTTCCTCATCTATAACTACTCTTTTAGGAGATTCCGTTGCGGCTGTATAAGCTGCTCTTGCTTCTAATGGAATTATCATCCCGTTGGTTGCTGAAAAACCTGCGGAGCGATGGAAAATACTTGCTGCATCAATGACACTCGCTTCTGATTCTCTTTGTTCTGTTTTTTCAACCTGAGACAATATAGCTCTACGAAGTGAGAATTTCTCTGTATTTGGCTGATTGTGCGGCGTGGATTGCCCTCTGTTTTCGATTTCTTTTTCCCGTAAATCCATATCTACAGACCGAATGTCCATTTGAATTTCGTTATATTCCTTTTGCTCTGCATCGGTAAATGCCCGAGACTCTTTTTTTGCAGATTCTATAAGCTCTTTACCTCTCTTTACAAGACCAGACCTCTCATCCTTTAAATCTGTTGTACCTTTTTCTTTTGCCATGACATTAAAAATTAAATTGATTTTCTATATTGTTCCAATATGCTGCTAGTTGAGCCGCTTTTTCTCTTTTTTCAAGTTCGATAAACTCTTTCTCCGCATTCTCTTTACCACGGGTATAAACGGTTGTTTCCGAATATGCCGCATCATAAACAGGCGATATATCATACACGCGTGCTATCTTATGGATAGTCCGTTTCCAGTCTCCTCCTGATTTTTTCTCCCATGTATCTTTTTCAACCGTAAAAGCAAAAGAACTGGCGTCTACTTCGCCTCTACGAATATTTTCGAGAAGTTCGTCTCCTAATGCTGTCGCTGGGGCTTCAAAAGAATATTTAAGTCCTCTTTCATCTATACACAGAGAAAGAGAACCTTTGCCTCTATTATTTCTTGCTAAAATCCCCCTCCGTTCATCGTGGTTCATCAGAGCAAAAACATCACTTGATTGGAGAACACCATCTAATGCTCCCCTTTCTATAATTTCCTCAAAATGCAATCCATCACTGGGGGTATCGAAAAGCATAGCATAACCCTCTACTGCCCTTTTTTCGCTATCTACAGTCACGGGCTGTGATATATTCCTTATTTCTTTTTTATTCTCCATCTTGATTTTTATTATAAACCATAAAAATGTCAGACAAATTATTTCTTCTTTATGTTTTACTCTGAATCAATTTCGTTAAATTTTACAGCTTTCTCCAGAGGCTGTATATTGACTTGCACAAAAGCATTGTCTCCATACTCAACTTTAGGAAGATTATTATCTCTTCGTATTTCATTGGGAGTCATAGCTCCAATTTGAAACATTTGATTTAGATAAGTCCCCTGTGCTGCTTTATCAGCTCTTAAAAAACCGGATGTATTAAATTCTGATCTAACTTTCCCCTTTTCCGATTTTTTAAATAACTTTCGATTTAGTTCTAATTCAATCTTAGTTAGCATTGGGGCGGCCGTATCAGTCAAGAAACCCAATTGTGTAGCCTCAACCGTTGCATAACTTGAATTTGACAGGTCAAATGCTTTAACGGGAGACACAGAAAAGAAACGGCAAACATCAACTACATTAAACTGCCTTGATTCTAATAATTGTGAATCTTTTGGGTTAATGGTTATGGGTTGATATTTCATATTCCCTTCCAATATTACGATGCCATTTGGATTCCCGGTTGTGGGATCAGTCCTTGCACTCCATTCTTTATAATTCTGATTCTTTTGATCCTGATTCAACCGGGCACCCTCAATAGTTAGTATTCCGGCCATATTCGCACCTCCTTTGAAAAACTTTGCGGCATGAGTTTCCGAATCTGTTGATATACCGAGTGTCTGTCGTGCATGTTCAAGAGTGGATACCCCGATAATTCCATCATAAGAGAAATTAAGGAAATGTATCATATCTTTAGGCTCTACCAGATCTTTAAACCCAACTACTTGGTATCTTTTTCTCTTAATCCCTAAAGAATCAAGAATCCAAACTATATTTACCTGATGAGATTGTAGATATATTAATTGTACCGCATTTCCTCTGTTATCCCTCTCGATGTAGGCGTATGCATTCCCTTTTAACAGGATCGACGATACCATCGTTTTAAAGAAAGTAAAACGTGTCATATCCTCATTAGGCTCATCATTCATAAGCGAATAAACAGGGTGGTCTATAAATGGACGCTTAAATCCCTCGGAATCTATACTAAATGTTTCTAAAGGCAATTGAGCTACAGCGTCAGATATAACGTCAACACAACGATATACTGTACTTAATAACATTGCGTTTTCACGACTTCCAAGAAATAACCTATTACCAGTATAACCAGAGGCAGTAGTTTCACTTGTTTCTTTTTTAGATGCCTTCCGTATTTCAAATCCGAATATTTTCATGTTTGAATTTTTATACAAACCATGAAAATGTCAGACAATCAGAAATAAGCGTTTTAATAAATGGAGTAAGTAGAAATAAATATATTAAGATGCTATTGATATAAATATCGATAAACAGGAAGGATGTAAAGACGAAAATCTTATAGTTAATATCATCTTCAACAATTATCACACTAAAACACTTATTGAATCAATGAGTTATGAAACATTTAACACCAATTTTATTTAGAATTATTCTAAATAATAAAAAACATTGATAGCTTTAATTAATAGGCTGATTAGAAAATTGTTACTAATACACCAAATCGTCAATTTATACATACACACCTGATAGACAGTCGATTAAACAACCATGAAATGGCAATTATATCATGCTGACATATAAAAAGCCTAACTAATTGAATATAAGTGAGATATTTGCTTAATAAGATTTCCAAATTTAAAAGTACTTTTTTTAGAATTAATATAAACATACCTTTGTTATAAACTATTGAAAATCAATAAGAGATAAAATTAATATTGCAAGAGTGCAATAAAATTGAGTCACAGATTAATACTATTAATCTAATTGTATTTTTAATATTTCATGGTTTATTAATTTTTAAAATGGAGACTAAAATGAAAAATGATCTTTTTCTACTTTTAAGTTTTGTGTCTCAATTTTTCGGTTCTCTTATCAGTGGTCTTCATCTTTTTTATTTTATTAAAAAAGATGCCAAGAAAAACCGAGATTGATGTTATTCCATGAATAAGAAAACAGGTGCTACATTTTTAATATAACACCTGCTTATTCAAAATCTATTGTTTAAATGGACATCTGATCTTCACAAAAGATGTCCATTTTTTATTTTTATAAAGATAGGATAATTATTTGAAATAGGATAATTATTATTCTTATTTAATACTAGATATTTAAATATAAGCTAATTAGTTAGATGTTTTATTATTGTATTCTAGTTAAAAAGTAGCAGCGTATCTAGGAGAGTTAAGATATACGCCTAATGCCATAAGAGAGGAAATTACCCCGTCTATTTTCTTTTCTTCAAATTGCTTAGATGGCTTTGTATTCCCGTTTCTGTCTCGTGCCATAACTACATTTCGGAAGCAATGACGGTTTATCTCATTATTATCCAATGCTGCGAAACCGGATAACATAAGCCTCTCCATTTCTTTCGTCGGCCTATTAAAGTTTCCTATTGATTGAGATACCGGTTCCATTGGGAGACCTTTATCTGTAGCATTTATAACAAATTGTGTTGAATTCCAAGCATCATAACCTATTTTATTCAGATATAATATATTATTCGCGTCCATCAGATCATTTAGAATATAATCGTAATCGGTAACATTTCCGGGTGTAATTGTTATCAATCCCCGTCGCCTCCATTCTGTATATAATTCTTTAAATCGTTTTTCCTGTAAAGCCGCTTCCGGGAGATAATAATTTATTTTGAAATAATATCTTTCAGGTGTTGGAATTAAATAACCGACAGAAGTAAGATCACTTGTAGAGGAAAGGTCTATGCCAACATAGGCCTCCATATCCCTGAATTTTTCTAAACCTATATCCTCACTTGCGTTTATAATATAATGCTCCGGTATCCATACCGTTTCAGCATCACACCACATATTTAGATTTTTAGTTTTTACGTTTACTTCATCCGAAGGAGTGTTTATTGCTTTTGTTATTTCTTTTTTTATATAATTTGGCCTAACTGTTACGCCCAAATTGGGATTACTCTTTACCCATACACTTTCATCTTTCCAATCATCCCCATTATCTAGGCTGTAAATAGCAACAAAAAAAGAATCATCCTCTTTCAGCTTTTTCAATATCTCTATTCCCGTTGTCCGTAATTGGTAACATGGTCCTAACTTGTCAAATCCGGCTGTAGTAATGATTAAGGCTAAAGGATTATCACGCATACCTTGTCCCGATTCCAATACAGCTTTCATACTGTTATTCTTTGCGGCATGGTACTCATCCAGTATAAAAGTAGATGGGTTCGGACCATCTAATTTTGTGGAATCAGAGGCCAATACTTTCAGCCATGATTTAGTTTTATCAAATTTTATAGTATCTCGAAATACTTTTAGATATTCGCTTCGGGGATCAAGTCTCTCAGCGAAATTTGAGCATAAAGGCCATGCGGATATTTTTACCTGATCCTTTGAATTTGCTGCAAAATACACCTCAGCTCCATCCTCATCATCGTTTAACAACCCATTCAAACCAATCCCGGCTCCAATTGCCGATTTTCCGTTCTTTCTTGATACCTCGACATAAGCCGTTTGTACCAATCGACTATCATCCTCTTTGATATAAAATCCGTAAATACTAGCTATAATAAACTCCTGCCACGGTTCAAGGAGAAAAGGCTTTCCGGAGTGTTTTCCTTTAAAGTGCGTTAGATGATTAAAAAATCTTACAACCTCATGCACCTTATCCTCTCTGAACTCATATTCGTCTCTATCCATGAGGTCAAAAAAACGATCACAAGCAAGTTTAATATACTCCCCTGCGATAATTTTACCGGATAATACATCTTGTGCATATTCTATATAGATCATTTTTTTCCATCAAAAAACTTATCCAGAGGACTAACTTCCTTATCTAAGGAAGTTGTTACTTTCATGCTTGTACGGGATTTTATAGTTAGTCCGTATTCTGTCATAATTTTCATCACTTGACCGTAATTCTTTGTCGCTATCGTTTGTGCCGGATGAGGTATCACATCTCCATATTTATTTTTCATGAGAGGTCCATCCTGTAACAATTTACCACTTGCTTGTAAATACATTTCATAGCTAACGGTCAGCATATTCAACGCCCCTAAATCAATATTCTGTATTGCATTGTTTTTGTTCAGCTCTTTAAGTACATCTTTTATGAATTTACTAGTCTCTAAACTGACATTATCCGGTATTTTAAATTTTACTGCCATAGTCAAACATTTTTATACAAACCATGAAAATGTCAGACATCATATTTTAACAATTCCGAATTTTCAAAAAAAATGCCGTGTGTGTAAGATCGGTTAGGTTGAGGTTTCGGAAGCGATTTTCTCACAAAAAAACACCCATACCCCTATTTGATAGATGAAAACGCAACTATATCCATCAAAATAGTATATATTCAAACATTATTCGTGATTTCCGTTTTATTTACTTCTCTTTGATTAGTTGTGTTTCTTTTGGTGGCACTTTTTACACAAACTTTGTAAATTATCAAAGTCATAAGCAAGCCTTGACCGTTCATCGGGATCATCTGTGTTCATGAATGATACTATGTGGTGTATGTCCTCTGCTTTTACGATAAGATTATTCTTTAAACATTCCTCGCATAGAGGGTCACAAATAAATTTCCATATTCTAAGTCGTCGCCATCGTTCAGAGTTGTATATTTTTCTCCTATGAGCATCGTAGTTATTCCCGATATTATTACGTGACTTCTTCGGCTTGTATATTTGTGGCATCTGTGTAATGGATTAGTTTAGCATCCTGTATTATCTGATAGCGTATCATTTTGTATTTATATCTGAAATATTCTAATAAATCAAACTCAGGCATATCAAAAGCTTTTTTATCCTGTATCACATATAAAACAGTTTCTTGAAAAATATCTTCAAACGACATTGAATTAAAGTTACTGTCTTTAGCCTGTCTAAACTCCTCATTTAGTTTATTATAATGCTTTGCTAAAATGCACGCTACATGATCGGAATGAGGCCTATTTTCATACCGGTTCCTTTTGGGTGGCGTCAATCTTACTTCTAACCTCATCTAATGATCTTTTTAATAATGTTCTTATAATTGTAGACATTCCAACTTTATACTCTTTGCATAGTTCCTGAAGTTCTAAACTAGTAGCTGAATCAATTCTAACCGTATATCTATCCTCTTTCATAATCAGTTATTTATCTTACGAATTTAATTCTAATAGAAATATGTTTCTGATTATTGATAAAATTAACAATTGGAGATAAGACCAGAATGTTAATTCTCGTATCACACATGAAAATAATTAAATAAAAGTTTGCTTTCCGCAAACTTTTATTTATCTTTGTAGTGTAGTTAATAAATTACTAATCGCAGGTCAGACTGCCTAAAAATCAAACGTTCTATGAAATATTTAATCGATGCGATAATGAAGATCGCAAATGAGAATCCAGACGGATTTACAATCGAGTTAACAACTCTCTTAAAAGTTGAAAAAGGTTTTTCGGTTGGATACAAAGAAACTCAAAATTGTTTCGGTATCGAGGGATTAAAAAGAGTGATTATACATTCAGAATCACACGGTAAAGTTGTCGGAGGATGGTTTAACGAAGATAACAACCTCTACTACTTTGATAGTATAATGATACTAGAGGACGAAACAGAAGCGATAAAGCTAGGAATCGAAAACGAACAAATCGCAATCTTTGATATAACTAATCTAAAGTTAATCAAGCTCTAAAAGGTAGGGGAGAGATCCCCTCCTTACTTCCAAAAAACAAATCAATTTATTAACAATCAAAAATTTACAATTATGACTAATTCAAATATAAGCCAAGCAAAACAAACTAATCTAATAAAGAAATATATTAAACAACGTTTCGGAATTACTGTAAAAATAAAAACTTCTCATTATTCGGGTGGGTGTTCTATGGATATTGATTGGACTTTAGGATGTTCAAAGAAAGATATAGAGTCCATCTGTGACCGCCTACAATATGGGAATTTTGACGGTATGACAGATATGTATAATTATTCTAATGATGCTCAGGTAGGTTTAACCATTGACGGAGTTGATCTTAATACTTTTAAATATGTTTTTGTACAAAGATATATTCCTGATACTATCGGTTTTCAGTTAGCTAAAGCGATCTCCGATAAATGGGGTTATAAAGGAGTTCATAAATGCGAAACAATGGAGGATTATAGAAAAAATTTTAGTGAGCGTTTTGGTAGTGCGTGGAATTGGAGCGATATGACTTATCAGCAAGTAGCAAAATTAAATTTTATAACTCAGGATGAGGGCAAAATAAAAATTATAGAGGCCTATAAAGATGAGAGAATTTCCGATTGTTGGAATGATATACATTTTATCTATGAGGTTGGCGGTAAACGCTACAAAACAAGCAGCTACAAAGAAAGTGAGCCGGAAATTAAAAAGGAATCACAAGCAGAAAGAAACGACATTAAAGTAGTTGATTATTCTGAGAAGGCCTTAGCCGTACAGGGGCAAACATTTGAGATCAAAGATCAACTCAAAGACTTAGGAGGAAAATATAATAAACATTTAAAAGGCGGTCCCGGTTGGATATTCCCCAAATATAAAGCAGATGCCATAAATGATATAATTATTAACTACCATCTACAAACGAAATAAAAATCATGCTCCCGGTTAATCCGGGAGCTATAAAAATAAAAAATATGAAAGCATTAGATTTAATAACAGGACAAAAATATAGTTATCAAATAAATAGCTCTGAAACTTTAATAGTTGAGTATGTTGATTTTGGTGGTATTTGGTACAACTTTAAGAAAGAGAACGGAGATATAACAACCGTAAATGAATATAATTTACATCGTATTTCTTTAATGAGTGAAATGGGGACTACTGAGGGCCAAAAACAAGCGTTAGAACTTTACAATAGCTATAAAGAAAGATATCATAATCCTCTGGAGGAACTTGAAAAGAATTTATTGTTATGGCTTAAAGATGCCGACAAAGTAAGCCATTTAATCAGTTATGTAAAATATGTAAGTAATAAGAGACAAATTAAAATATCAGAATTTAAAGAAATGAATGTTTCTATTATGCCGTGCGGTTTACCCTATACATTAGATAGTTTATCGTTTGATGGCGGACATTTTACGCTATACATTCCGGCAAAATGGAATTTATCAGATGAGATAATTAAAAAGGCAAAGGATTATATTAGACATTCTCAGGATGTAGTTACATTAAAAACGGAAATTGTTGATTTTATAAAAGGTTAATCATGGATACAGGAAAAGCAAATAATTATATCTCAAATGTATTGAAATACATTGAGACGGTACACGGACCGGAGGAACTAAAAAAAGTTAACGAGGATAACTTTTTAAGCTATGCTAAGGAATACAATGATGCCTATAAAAGAACTGTTACAAGGTTTTTAAATCTTAGCCCGGATATAAAAACGAAGTTCATCGAGATATTAACCTCATCAGTATATACAGGGATCAAAAAACAAAAATTAATAGAGGATCACAATAAAATTATTAATCACGCACTAAACATATAATTATGAAAACAACAAAAATTCATACCTTTACTACCTCATCAGCAAAAAGAGTTGAAAATATGAGAGGTATTGACTTATTACCAATCCCAAAGGAAAACAAAGCCAGACTCAAAGAGTTTGCATTACAATACAAAAAGTTTGCCCGGATCATAGTTGAGGTTGTTTCGGTTGTAAATAATCGGATTATTGTAAGAGTAGAACAAAAAGAGGCCGTTAATGACAAATTCCTTTCTAAAAAAGAATTGGAGGACCGTGTAAGAGAAATGTTTAACGGAGAAATACCGGAAACATATAAACTAACAGTTTCCGCCGTTGATTTTGACCGGAGAGATATTGAAGCCATTACAATAGATTGGATTAATAACAAGATGGAGAAATTAAACCTAAAGCAAAAGGATTTAGGCTCTCATTTGGGGATTGACAAATCATCTTTGAGCCTCATCTTTGGAGAGCAAAGAGAGCTTACAAAATGGCAAAAGGCTTGTTTCTATTACTTCTTTAAATATTACGAACAAAGTAACTTTAAATAATATCATTATGGAATTGAAAGAATTAAGAATTGGCAATTGGGTAAATTTACAAAGAGCAAACGGATTACTGGAGTGTAAAAAGGTTTTTTCCATACAACCTGAGTTTGTCAGCCTTGAATCTGTTAATGCTAATCCTTGCGAAAAACATTTTATTTTCCCAATTAAACTTACGAATGAAATCCTTAAAAAAATAGGCTTCAAAAGTTCAAGCGATAAAGAATTATATTTTAGTATAGAAAACACAGATGTTTGTTTTGTAATTCAATTCTTTGGAGATCAGCTTTATTATTCCGGAGGCGAGGGTAAGAAACTGAGTGTGCCTCTTTTATATGTCCATCAATTACAAAATTTATTCTTTTCTGTAAAAGGAGTCGAATTAAAAATAAGCGAGTTGTAAGACTCACTTATTTTATTTTTCTATCATCCGGTTAAAGAATGGATGTAGTTTCAGTTTCTTAGCATTTTCACTCTCTGAAATTTTAATATAAGTCATAAAGGCCTTTTCTGTTTTGTGGCCTGTTATCTTCATTATCTGGATTGGAGGAACTCCGGCTAAAAATGCGTTTGTAGCAAATGAACGGCGCGCGGTGTGTGCTGATACTAGATCGGACTTTTTCTCAGTCTTAGAAGTTCTTAAAACACCTTTAGTCTCATTAACTAAAACATCATCTTCTATCTTTGCGGCCTCACATACTTCTTTTATGTATTTATTAAATTTCTGGTTAGATATAACCTTTGGTAAACTATAATCATATTTCTCCAAAATTGCTTTAACATAAGTATGTAGCGGAATTATTACAGGAGTAAGCGTCTTTTGAGTCAATATTTCAATGTTATCCTTTTGTATATTGTTTTTCGTAAGTCGGGAGAAGTCAGAAAAACGGAGACCCGTATATGACGCAATGAGAAACCAATCTCTAACAGTCTCTAATCGTGTATCTCCGGATAAATCATGTTTATATAGCTTTTCAAGTTCTTTCTCTGTAAGATAAATAGCTTTTGTTTCTTCTTTTGGTTTAGTGAATAGTTTTTTCTTAAAGTCTAAATTATTATGCAATCCCCTCTCATAAGACTCATTCATAAATGTTTTTATATCCTTTATTCGTGCACCTATGGTATTAGGAGAGAATTTCTTCGATTGCAAAAATTTGATAAATCCATTATGAAAATCTATATCGATCCGGTCAAAAAGTAATTTTATTTTTTTATTTTCTTCATATTCTTTTAAGTACTTCAAAGTTGTTTTATAATTTTTCTTTGTTCCCTCAGCTTTATTCGATGTCTCAATAAAAAACTCAATAAATGAGATTAGGTCTTTAGTACTTGTTTTTCCCGTTTGATTCTTATAGGCCCTGAAAATTTCATCTAACTTTTCTTTTATAACTTCATTGTTTAGTTCAATTCCTTTTGTTTGTAACTCCCGAAGGATCGCAAGTGTTTTCTCCTCAATATTAATTAACCGGGCGTTTATCTCTCTGTTTGCCGGATATTTATTTGTGACCTGTACCCGGCAAGTAGTTGTTATCCAAAATTTAGTATTTACCGACTCACTTATATAATATTTCAGATAGACAGTTTTTTGATATTCCTGTCCGGTTGTCTTATTTATTGCTTTTTTAAAAGCTCCATAATACACACACATAAAAATAGGAGAAATAGTCTTATCTTTATGTTTTAGATTAAATCTTACTGAGGCCATATAGTCATTATTATATCCGGGAACAAATATAACAATCTTTATTATTGGGGAGGTTACAAGGGAGGTTATTTTTATCTAAGGTATGCAAAACTATGCAACTCTTTAAACACCTAAATCTCTCTAAATCCTTTATACAAAGGTAAATAATTGCTTACAGTTGCACAGCTATACATATAATCTGTACCCTTCGGGATCACATTGAAAGCAGCTTAAAAGGCTGCTTTTCTTTATTAATACCGACTCAGAAGCAACTACACATTAAATGTCATTCAAATAAATTAAGCGAATTTCATATGTATTTTTCTACTTTTCTACTATATTTGCAAAAAGTAGAAAATAGAAGTAGAAAATGGACTCTCTAAAAATACGGTTTGTCTTTGACCGAAAAAAAGAAGCTAACAATACTAGCATACAAGGACTTTTGCAAGTAGAAGTGTACGATAGAAACCCCGATAATAAAGGCAAAAAGAAAGTATACATATCTACAGGCATTAAATTGCTCGCTAACCAGTTTGTGCAAAAAAGAGGAGAGATAGGAAAAGTAAAGAATCATCCGAAAGCTACAGAATTACAAGGCAAAGCAATGAGAACTTACAGGGGTGTAGAATCATTTATACTATCTGATAGGTGTAAGAGTATTGAAGATGTAAAAAATTGGGACAAAAAACTTGCTCCCTCATTAGACTTTATAAAGTTCTTAGAAAACGAATTAAGGCTAAAGAGCAATAGCTTATCAGTAGGCACTATAAAGTATCATAAGACCATTATTAATCGCATTGTGAGCTTTGGAAAGCTATCTAACTTTACCGATCTGACTTATGACAATATCGTGTCATTTGATTATCATATGAGAGAAAAAGGACTATCTGACATATCGGTTTACAAGAATCATGTTATATTGAGGCAATATGTACAGGAGGCAATAAATAAAGATATAATAGAAAAAAGTCCCTACTATCGTTTCCATCCTAAAAAGGGTAAATCTAAGGAACCAGTCTACTTAGAAGAACATGAAATAGATTTACTGTTAAACTGCGATAAAGAGATTAAAGAACACACCGATAGCGATAGATTAATAAAGGTTAGGGACTTATTTATATTTCAATGCTTTACCGGATTGTCTTATTCTGATTTAATGAAACTAACTAAGGAGGAAATAAATGAAATAGACGGAGTTAAGGTTATTAAAAGCAATAGGGTTAAAACAGATCAAAACTTTATATCTGTCATTCTTCCAGAGGCTATAAACATATTAGAGAAATACAATTATGAATTACCTAGAATCTCAAATCAGAAATATAACGACTATTTAAAACTAGTGGGATTATATGCAAAGGATAAAAAAACAAAGCAATCAATTAAGAAGAGACTTACAACTCATGTAGCTAGGCATACATTTGCTACTTATTTAATAAATAAGGGAGTACCTTTAGAAACTGTTGCCCAAACTATGGGACATTCAAATATTAAAATGACTCAACACTATGCAAAGTTACTCGGTAAGAAAGTAGTAAGTGATGTGTTGAACTATGTGATAAACCCGAATAAAGAGAAGCTTTAATATAAAACCTAAACAACCTAAAAAAGCTAATAGGTTATTTAGGTTTAAAGAAATACCGTTAGGTTAATTTAGGTTATATTTTCCGTATAAGTTTTAGAGTGCTTTTCCTTTTACCTAGTGGGTCGTACCCGTCTATTTCAGCAACGTTGTATAAGTCTCCGTTAAATCGTACCAAAGCGATGTCCAGCAAGCTATATTCCTCAGGCGTTAAATAACATTCGATAATAGTATAATGCTTTTCGTTCGTAAACAAAAGGAAATAGTTTCGCATTAAAGAGTCTTTTTTGTTCTCGTAATCCAATATACTATTGTTTATCTCTCCTGTTACTAGAGCAGCATTAAAATACGTATCAGACTCACTAAGGGGTATCTTTACACTCCCGTCTTTCTTATACCAGAATCTTTGTGCTTTATCGTAATACCGTTTATCAATTAATTCCTCATAGTCGGTAACGATGTCTTCCCAAATATCAGTATCGGTTATAACGGGAATGTCGTACTCTGTTTGATGTCCGTCTATGTCGTATCTCATTCGTTTAAACCATGTGTAACTAAAGTTTGATTTCTGGTCTATTACGTCGGACGACATATCACGTGTAACCTGAGTGTAGAAAGTACCGCCCCCGTCGAACTTGCTTTTGACATAACCCTCTTCGCTTTCGTCTATCGTAAAGCCTAGTCTATACATATAAGGCAAATCTAAAGGCTGATTGTTGCGGTGTGCTAGGTTCGCTTTACTGTCAATGTCGATAATCCTTGATGTATTGGTAACTATCCGTTTGTTCTTTATGTTTAGTTCGAAATTAGAAGCTCCTGTATTTTCGATAATCAGGTTAAACGCTTTACAGAAGTGATCTAGCCATTCATCTACTTTTTTGTCGGACGGTAAGAACTCCATTAAGTTTAATTGTCCGTCGCTAAAGTCTGATTGATCTTCCCAGTTAACAGGGTCTATTGTTTCGCCTCCCGATTTAAGTTCTAACCAATCGTTATCTTTTTTAAACGGTGCAATTTCTAAGGTGTATTCTATCTTTTGCTTTACCCAACTATAAGGCACTATAGTTCCGTCATTAGTAACCCTTAATCCGAATGCTGTAGAAACAAGATAAAGCCTTTCGCCCTTTTCGAGCCATACAATTTGTGAAACATTGCCATTTCCGTTGTAGCTGTCTACTCTTTCGCAATAGTTAGGAATAGGCACATTTGTAAGCTCTACCTTTTGTCTGTCGGTTCTTTCGGTGGTTTCTTCATCGTAGGATAAATAGCCGTCACTATCAGATACAGACTTAACAAATACATCGGCTGATTTATGAGGATAACCGCCCTTTATCGACATCGCATAAGCTAACTTATTCTCTGTGTCGGTCGGGTTCCTTGTTGCGTCTGTGTAGCGGATAAAAGACAAACCGCAAAGTATGTTCGCATTGTTTTCTACATCTATGAAATTCGTTTTCCCAGCCTCAGGAAAGAATTTAGGGTAATTGCCATCATTGGCGGTACCGTTATCGGGAAAATTGGTGTTATAGAAAGCACAATCTATTTTCGTGTTGTTCAATGTCAAATCTTTTACATCCCAATTGCGTAACAGTTTTATTTCTTCTACCAGTGTAGGGAAACTTTCCGTCGGACTAGCAGGGACCACCGCCCACTGTCTGTCTTTTATAATTTCAGTATAATACCAGTTATCGCCAACGGGTGTGTTGTCGAGCTTCACATTTGCTTTTAGTTGTATCTTGTAATAGCCGGAGACGGGAACATTGATAGAACGGTCTAAGAAATCGTTAACATCCTGTCTTTCTATTATGTTTTTTCCTGCATCTTCTTTTTCCGAAAGGGCCGTATTATATCCTCCGAGAATATTCGATGTACATATTAATTGACTGTTCGCAAATATATTTCGCTCCATCCGGCTACCATTATTTTTATTCCCGTCGTAATTTATCCAGTTTCCTGTTACCTTTATTCTGTCAATAGACCCCCACGACGGTTGGTATGCGTTCTGGTTTTGATACGACATATACAATTTACTTAGTTTCTCGTCATTAAAAGCCGTACCGTTAATTTCGTATTTAGGTGTATGACTCTCGAAAATTTTCTTTATCATCTGCAAACAATTCACAGAGGGCAAAAAATCGTCTTTAGTAGTCAACACGGTTTCGTCTATTAAATCCTTTGCTGTGTATACCCCGTTTTCGGGAGCCTTTTCTAACAGTCCGTAAAGAACAAGGGGGAAAATACACGGGGGGCGTGACTCGTTGTTTAACTTTTCTGCATCGCTTACAAAGTCGGTAAAATCTATAAACCATGTACCCGCCTCCGACATCTTTGTTTCTCCAAAAATATCACTTATCGAAATGGCTTTAGGTACTCCCAAATGTCCCCGATAACCGTCCCTAGTTATTTCGGCCAGTCTGAACTTTCCGTTGAATATAAGAACACCCCCGACGTATAATCGTGCGTTGTCGTAAATCTTAAATTTATTCCCCACCTCTTCAACATTAACGTAGCTGAATATATTATTATTGGTAGGTGTTGCGGGAATAGTAACAGAATACGATTTCTGAGCGTCTTTCGTATTAAGGGCCTCAGGGTTTAAGAACTGTCTTTTAAGCGTGACAGCAAGGTCTGAGCTGCCTAAATCGCAAAGCTTGTTCGCTATGTACAATTGAATTTCCATAATTTTACTTTTTTATGATTGAATAAGTGAATCCTGAATTGTTTTCCATTAGTTTATTAAGAGCGACATATCTTTGCGCATCTATCGAATGATTGTAACGGTCTATCGGTGTATTTGTCGGTTGTCCGTCCTGATCTGTTTGCCATCTGTAGTTCCGGTATTCGTTAATAATATTAAGACTACTGTTTGTTATATTCTTCTTGTATCTGTTCAGTATAGCCAACCCCGTGTTAATGCTGTCAGGCCCTTTTTTTGCGGGTTCAATCCTCCAACCTTTCGAGCGAATCTCGGATATACTTTTAGGCTCTGCACTATCCGCAATTATAGGAGTACCTTTTGGTATTCCGCAAAGCTCTAAGTGTTCGGCTATTTGCATATTGTCGTACCCTTTAGCAAACAAAAGTTCGTCAATCCATAATTCGCCCCCCGATAGCCTTATGTCTACTATTGCAGTTGGGTCGTTAGTGTACCCGAAGTCGATACCTATCCAACGGCTTTTAAATGTTTCGGGCATTTGTTCTACTATGTCCCAATTCTTTAAAATACCCCCTTTGCGTTTTCCTGTTAATCCCAGACCGTAAGTATACCACCAATCCTCGTCATGCTTATTCGACTCTATTTCTTTTATCTGAGCGTCCGTTAAATACTCGTTATCCAAGTATGTAGAATGAATCAATAAGGCGTCGGGGTTTGGTTCTGTTATTTGCGGTTCATCTTCTTTCGGCTTCCTTAATACTTTATCATCCAGCCAAAATTCATAAGTAGGATTACAATCGAGAAAAACCGTTTCGGTTGTCCTTATCGCTAACTGTCTGAATATTTCGTGTTCAATGTTAATACACTCGTTCAGGTATAGAATGTTTCGCGACGGCCCGTGTACTTTGCCGGGCGAATCGGCCGAAAAGAATTCGATAATAGAATTATTAATCGTATAAATTTTGTCTGTAGCATTCCACTTGTTATCGTCCCAATCGTTTTCGTCCTGTAGTATCTTCATAAAATCACGAATACACCCTTTCTTAAGGTGTGGCATCGACTCGGATACAACTGAAATGATAAGCGGTTTAGCGGACCATCGGGCAATTACGTATAATATTTGTAATATACTATATGTTTTAGACGAACGTGTAGAACCCTTGTTAACTATGTATCGACACCCGTTGTAATAGGCGTCTATGTTTTTTGCGAAAACTGTTGTTATATTCATTTTATTAGTGCGTTATATGAGTCTGAATAATGATATTTCATTTCAACCGTGAATAAATCGTCTTTCGTGTTCGGTTTCAGGTTAAATTCATCTACTATGATGTATCTTTTTGTCGAAAGTTCGTATACAACATCCGATGCGCTCAACTCTTCCAGCCATTCAACAACATCCTTTTTTAAGGGCGACGACTGTACAATAAATTGTTCGCTTACTTCCTTGCTGTATACCGATTCTATTTCGCTGCTTATTGTGTGTTCGGGTGTCTGAGTTTTATAAATGGTGTTTGTATCGGTTTTAAAGTCGGTTGTTTCCGTTCCCGAGAAGTTAAAACTTTCCCACCCTCCGAGCGAGTTTAAGAACGCAAAGTCTTTAAGTGGGTAAATACATTCAGGAAGTACATTAAACGTTATATCGGTGCTTATTTGAACTCCTGAGCGATGCAAACACACTTCGACATAACCAACGTTAGGTATTTCCCCTATTGCCCCGTCTAAATCGAGTTCAATAGTATTTACGATATTAAATAACTTTCGGCTTTGTTCGTGTCCTGTTACCGTTTCGATCAGCTTCTTTGATTGTGTATACAGTTTACATATAATACCTAAATTGTAATCCGTTGTCGTGTTTCTGTCGGGGTCCGCTAAAATGAAGTTGAAATATTGCTTTTGTCCTCTTACATGAGTTCGGGCCGTTTTGTTTGTCAGTGGCTTTACGATGTTTTTTCGCTGTGTGTTGTATACGTAGTCTGACAGACTATTTAATTCAAGATTGCGTTTATACCCTGTGATAGCGTAAAGCACTTTCGAGATATAGAACGGTATTATATTCACGCTATCCGATTTTCTAGCGACAACCCTGTAGTCTGTCAATGTCCCTGTATCGCACCAACTATCAGCATTTAAAAACTCGTTCGAAAACACTTTGTTAACTCCTGTCAGATAGTTGAGATTAAACCAAACGGGTTTCCCGAAATATGCTTTTGTCAGTTCCGCTATATGGGTTCCCAGTAAGTCGTTGCTTTGCGGTGTATCGTCCACGCCTAAAAATATACCGGTATCTTTGTAAATCTCTACTTTTATTTCGGTGTCGCCTTTTCCTCCGTCTATTGAGTCGTCGTTAGTCGTGTCCTCAGGATTTCCGGTAAGCCGTATAAAATCGCTATCCAGATTATCGAATCTGAAAGAATAGTTAACCCCCGCCCCTAAAGATTGAATACGGATTATATAACCATTGTCAAGCGATCTGACATTATTCACAAAAGGTATGGTTATTTTAAAGTTACTCCTGAAAAAAATATCCTGATTTAAACAGGCTCTTATATTTTCGGCTGTTATGGATTTATCTTCGTGTACAAAGAATGTAGTATTGTTAACCTCGCTTTCGTCTTTCGTTCCTTTTATTTCGTGGGTGTTTCCCGTTGCTGTCTCAATTATTATAATATCCGATTTACTTACATCTATATCGGTGCTTAACACTTCCATAGAAATATCAATAAGTTTGTTTTGTCCCGATTCGTTCAGGCTCTCAAACTCTATGTAATTGGGGTTTCTCGATAGCGAAACAATTTCGGGCGTTTTGCTTTCCCTTGCTATTACTCTTGTAAAATATCCGCTCATTTGTTAAAGTATTTAGTTAGTTCCTCTGTGATGGAGTCGAATAGTTCCCCCGCCCAAACTTCGTTAAAAGAATGTTCCAGAAGATTATTAAACATTTCTATTATCGGTCTGCCTGTGTGTCCCTCTTTCCAAATATTGTATCTTATAGCATATACAATTTCGTTGTCGGTGGGTATTCCTTTACTCTTTGCCCACTCAATAATGGCATCTATCGGGGGCGGGTTCCCGTATTCGGGCGGTCGGTCCCGTTCTATGTAATTGATATAGTGCTGAAACAAGGCGTTAATAACAATATCCTTAGAGTTTATTATCTCGGTTTTAACGGAGTCGTACAAATGACTGTCTTTAAGTGTATTTCGGTTTACTTTTACATTTACACCCGTTTCCCCGCTCATAGCAAGTTGAGCCAACCCGATTATATCAGTCGCAATTATTTCGCTTATGATTGATGTTACATTCATTTCTTACTTATTTTTAAATCGAACACGGGCAATTTATTTGTAAATACTTCACACGAATTACTCGGTGTAATGTCAAAGTCTTTAAGTCCTTCCTTTTTATCAAACTCTTTGTTTTCGTCGAATTGTTCATCAATCAAACATAAGTTTTGCATATTGCGTTGAGTAAACCCGACTGTAAAACGGCAACCTATTGCGTTATCGTCGTAATAATCGGAAAGCGTTAAATAGCTCCATCCAGACTCAATGCTAACGGCTGACCTTTCGTCTTTCTTTATCCGTTCAATAATGTTGAGGCCGATAGAAAAAGCAAGGTTCTGTAAGCTTTCTTTTGTTTGTCCCTTTTGCGGTGTGAATAATATTGAGAAGCTTACGGAGTTACGGAAAACGTTTTCTCTGTTTTGTCCGCTTATCGGGTCTTCCATCCAAAAAAGCGGGTAGATGTCCTTTCCGCTTCCTTTTTCGTAGTTCCGGCAATACATGAAACTCTTTATTGTTTTATGTTCCCTAGCCTGAGTTTTAAATAATTCTATAATGTTTGTAATCATCTTTTAATACTCCTTTCAAATTTTATTTGTTCTGTTTCTGCTATCGATTTATCTGCTCTGTATAGAAGGAATCCGAACACTTCTTTAACTGGTCTTCGAGTGATTTCGTCAAACGCTTGTATCTTATCCTCTGCCAAATCGGCAATCGTTTTATACCACCCCCAATTGACGCAAAATTTTTTGTATGACGGAGAAATTGGTCTGCCTGAGCCATTATTGTTGAATAGCGGTCTAAAATCTCCTTTGATCTTTTCTCTTTGAGCAAAAAAAAACCGATCAGGGGTAAAACCTTGTCACACGTTTGCTCTTTAAATAGTGTTTTGCGCTCGTCTATTAACTCGGGGTCGTCCTTGTATTCCTCTCCTATCGGTCGGCAAAGGATAGCAAGTATTTCGGAAAGCTTATTATTATTTTCGTTATCCGAAAGCACACTGTCAATATCCACCCATTCGCCCAAAGTCAGTTTGTTTGAGAAGTTGATGAAATATTCATCCATCCTGATTTCTTCGCCTACCTTTTTTCTAATCACTATTTTGCTTTTTGGTTCGAAATCCTGATTAAATGTAAAAGATATAGTGTCCGCTATTTTCGCATACACGGGTACGGGCATTTCAAGCAACAGTTTTGCATCCGTTTTGCAGATGTCCGCAATATGCTGCACATACTCGAGTTTGGTATCAGGTTTTTGCAGATACCACTTTTCATAGTCTCCTAAAGAAACTTCGTTCCATGCTGTAGGAACGTTCACAATTTTGCCGTTTAGATTAATTTCCAACATGATATTTTTTATTTGTCTTACTAGTAAGACAATCTCAAAAAAATAAATTGGTTTTTATGGAAAACGACGAAAAAAAACAGGAAGAGAAAACAGTAAGTTATAAGGTTATAAAACTGTCTTCGAATGTAAAGTCTTATCCTACCTTTTCGAAAAACGTTAAGGGGTGGATAAATTACGGCTCTAACAATTTACTCCCTCAGGAGATCATCGAGTTAAACAATCAATCTGCAATCAATAAGGCTGTCATTGATAATAAGGTAACTTATATTTGCGGTGCAGGCTTGAATAAAAACGAGTATTACGGACAACTGAACCCGTCCGACACATGGGACGACCTTATTGAAAGAATCGCTAAAGATTATGTTACTTTCGGGGGGTATTGTTTTCAGGTAATACTAAACGAGAACGGAGAAAGTGTCAGTCTCTATCATACCGATTTCAGTAAAATAAGAGTCGGGGAAACTAACGAGTACGGAAAATATATTTCGTTCTTCCTTTCTAACGATTGGACCAAAACAACCGGACAATATGCACCCGTTCAAATTAAAGCTTATGGGTCGGAAGACCCCCAAAAACAAACACCTTATCTTTTCTATTACAAAGATTATGAACCCAGTTTAGACTATTATCCCATACCTCAATATTATTCTGCATTTAGTTATATAGAGGCTGACGGTTTACTTGCTAAATTTTACCGAAATTCGATTAACAACGGATTTGCGCCCTCTGTTATTGTAACTATACCAAGTAATCCGAGTGAAGAATCGAAAGCTCAGTTTAACAAGGACCTTAACGATACTTTCGCAGGGACTAACGGTGCAAATGCTATTGTAGTGCTGTATGGGGAAAGTCAGGATATTAAACCCATTGTTACCCCTTTTACAGCGAGCAAAAACGCAGACCTATACAACGACATCGACAAAATAATCTTTCAAAAAATTATATCGGCTCACAGGCTCACGTCTCCAACATTGGCGGGTCTCTCGGGTTCGGGTAGCCTTTCGGGCAATGCAAACGAAATTATAAATTCGTATATACTTTACAATAAGACAGTTATACAACAATTGAGAAACAAAATACTAAATACACTGAGTGTATTCACTATAAGAAACGGATATAAAAAGCTCGAGATTGAAGAATTGGACCTAGTAGCCGAAATTGAAGAAAAGAACAATAATTCTGATAGTATAGATACACCCGATTCAGATAATGAGGGGGGGGATTCTCTAGCCTCTAAATTAGGTGTCGGAGGAACTCAGGCCCTTATTAGTGTATTAACGAGTGAAATGTCTGAAAACGAAAAAATAGCAACACTTAAAATACTATTCGGGTTGTCAGACGATGAAGCAAATGAATTAATAAAATAAAGAAACTAAAAAAAATGAATGAATATATCCCAATACCGATAATAACCGAGAGCTTGTTTAAACAACACTCTCCCGTTACCCTGAATGTAGAAATAGACGAGTTTATCCCCTATATAAGCATTGCACAAGAATTGTACATAGAACCCGTTTTAGGCGAACCTTTAATGGCTGAACTTAAAGACCAGATTCTAAACAACACTGTAACAGAGGCTAACGGCTCATTAATTGTAAAAGTCGCCCCTGCTTTGTCGTTTTTTGCCGTATATCAGGGTTTACCATTTCAATGGGCATCTATTGTTAACAAAGGTATTACAAAAGGAAAGAGCGAAAACAGCGAGAGTATAGACCGTAACGATTTGGCGCAACTCCGACGGTGGATAAAAGACGACGCTGAATTACTCGTATCTCAGTTAATAAACTTTTTGTGCAAGTGTCGTACAAATTACCCACTATGGAGACCACCAAATACAAATTGTTGCAACGACGTAATAAACGAGGGTACTAACGAAAAGAAATTCGAAAGCGGATTCTACTTTCCAAATAAAAACAAGGGTTGCGGATGCAGCTAAAACAATATGGCAGACGAAAGAATTTTTTCAATAAAAATAAACGGAGTAGAGGAGTCTTACAAAAACGCTCAAAGGCTTGTCGACGTCCTGAATATGATTGAAGATGTTACAAAAAAGGTGGTTGTTGAAACAAACAAAGAAACAGCCTCCATTCAGAGTAACACAAAAGCAAAGAAAGAAAAAAATCAGGCCTTAACGGATGAAGAAAAGCTTCAAAAAAAGATAGCCGATGCACGGGAGAAAGCGAATAAGCCAATATCGGATGAAGAGAAAGAGCTGATTAAGGCAAACCTACAATTAAAGGAAAGAACTAAAACCTTAAATAATCTGGTAAAACTCGAACAGGCTGCTAAAAATTCTCCGGCTGAATTTAAAGCAGAATTAGCTTTACTTAATCAGGAATGGGATAAAGTTAGTGAGGGTACTAAAGAATTTGAGGAATTAACAGAGAAAATAAACAATCTAACATCTAGGCTAAAAGAAGCTGAAGCCGTAAAAGGTACATTTACCCGCAACGTAGGTAACTATCCAGAAGAAATACGCATAGTAAACGAGTCTTTCGAGAATCTAGGCAACGGAATACACAAAACAACCGAAAGCACAAAAGGAATGTTAAGCGTGTTTCAGGCGGGTGTGGGTATCGCTTTATTGTTCGACGATAGTAACGACGAATTAAGCAAGGCGTTAAACAGTCTCGGTAAAACTATGGCTATTGTCGGGGCTATTCAATCGGCAAACAATACACTTATCAAGAGCGGTACTCTTTTGCAAAAATCACGGGTTGTTGTCGATTTACTTGTAACTAAGGGTATAATATCACAAACAGCAGCGCAAACGGCTTTAAACATAGCTACAAAAGCGTTTCCGTTATTGTTCTTATTGGCGGGTATCGGGGCGGTTGTTGGTGCGCTTGTTTCGTGGGTTTCAGGTAACGATAAAACTAGAGAAAGTCAAAGTAGACTAAATGAAGTAGTTAACGATTCTATAAAACTAAAAGATGAATATGCAGAACACTTGAAAAAAACATCCGACACCAATATAAAGAAGTTAGAGAGGGAATTGTCTTTAATGAAAGCTCGGGGCGATAGCGATTCCCAACTACAACAAAAACAACAGCAAATTTTAGACCAACGTCTAAAAGCCGCTAAAAGCATGAATGCGTATTACTCCGATGAAGTTAAAAACATTGATAAAAATTCGAAAGGGGTTGAAAAGTATATAAAACTAATCGATCAACTTGATAGAGATTATCATAAAGCGATTAAAAACGGAGAGAAATCAAACGCAGACGAATACAAAAAGAAAAGAGAAGAACTCGAGAACTATTTAAATATTTTTAAACTACGATTAGATCAGGGTTTAAGGGCCGTAGAAATCGAAAAACAAGTTCTATCCGATATTGATAATTTTAACGCTGAAAATCAAAAAAAGAATATTGATTTAGGAAAGAAAAACGCTTTAGCACTTGCAGAATATCGGGTGTTAATGGCTCAAAAAGGAAGCAAAGAGGAGTTAACGGCTCAAATTGCTTTAGCTAATCAAAGATTAAAAAACGATTTAAATAATACTGATATAACAAACGGAGAGCGAAAGAAAAGGACAAAAGAGACATTATTGGAAATTGAAAAACTCGAATCTGATTTTAGAAAAAATCAGTATCAGGACACTATAGACTTAATAAATTCCCGTCTTTCTCTTGTTAAAAAGGGTACTTTAGAGGAATTCTCTTTACAATCTGCTTTATTAGATGAACAGCGAAAAATTGATTTGGAAAATAAAGAATTAACAGCCGAAAAAAGAAAACTGATAGATCAGAAATATTTTAAAGATTTAGAGGACTTAGGAAAAAACTTTGATGCTCATAGAACAGAAGTCGAAATAAGCACAAATATCTCGATACTAAATGCCCGTTTATCCTCTGTCAAAGTAGGGTCCGACAAAGAACTCGAAATAAGAATAGAACTAGCAAAAGAAACAGCTAGACTGGCAGAAGAAAACGTAAAAAATAGTATTGAAGACGAGGAACTAAAAGCAGCCAAAATAAAAGAAATAAACGAAAGCCTACAAAAAGAACTAAGAGACATAAATCTAGAAAACGATCTGTCTAAAAATTCGTCTCAAACTGATAAGGAGACTTTGAGATTAACCAAACAGTTAGAAGAGCGTAAAATAAAACAATATGCCTATGAGAAAGAAATATTAAAATTATCGCTCAATTCTTTACAACAAGAAATTACGACACGTAAAAAATACGGTCAGGACACTACAGATTTAGAAATAGAACTTTCTGGAACTAGGATAGAACTTGCAGAAAAAGAAAAAAACGAAGTTTTAGCACACTTTGAACAATTACACGCCCAAACACAAAAAATAGTTGACGGAATTATGACGGGTGTTAACGCTGTTTTCGGTGCTGTTAGTTCTATTATGCAGTCACAACTTGACGACGCCAACGAAAAGTTTGATGCTATTTCCGAAAAATACGATAAAGTTGTAGAAAAAAGAGAGGAAAGCGACAGCCGATTACAGGAGCTTGAAGAAAAATCGAAAAACGCACAAGGTGCACGTAAGTTAACATTGCTCCGACAAATCGACGACGAAATGATAGCTAATACCGAGTTGGCGAATCAGGAAAAACAATTGGCACGGGATAAGGAAAAGCTTGAAAAAGACATAGCAAAAAAAGAAAAGCAACAAAAAAAGGTCGATCTTTCCCAAAAACTTATACAAGGAATTGCTAATACTGCACTTGGTGTTACTGAGGCGTTGGGGTCGTCGCCTCCTCCCTTTAATTTTATTTTGGCGTCGTTGGTTGGTGCAGCCGGAGCCGTTGAAACAAGTTTAATAGCAAAACAAATATCGAAACTAGAAGACGGAGGGTTATTAAACGGAAAAAAACATTCTCAGGGCGGTATGAGAATAGAGGGAACTAACATCGAGGTAGAGGGGGGCGAATATGTTGTTAACAGAGAGTCAACAGCTAAAAACATAGGTCTTATCCGGTACATAAATACCCAACGAAGAGAGTTAACCCCGAATGATATTAGCGGCTATTTTTCTACAGGGATTAACAGATATGAACCACCATTTAAACGAATGTTCGAAACTGGCGGCCAATTACCCAATATCGAAAACAATGTTACAATTGATAACGATGCACTAATAGAGGCGATAGAGTCAATACATATAGAGCCTAGAGTTTCAGTTACCGACATTAACACGGTGCAAAACGAAATTGTTTCAATAGACGACTGGACGGATTTATAAAAGTAAAGAGGAGTTTTAAACGCTCCTCTTTTTCGTTTTTACCCTTAAATGCAACTCGACAAAAAATATTTGTCATACTAGTATGGAAAAGATACCGGTATATAATTGCATTGTCGATGAAAGCGGAACGGACGAAAGCGGAATTTATGCTATGTCGTTTGTTGATTGCCCCGCAAATGAGACCGATTTTGTCGCTCTCAGTAAAGAGGTTGTACACCTGAACAAGGATAGCCAAAAGCAAATACTTACAGGTGTAGTATTAAAACCCGAACAATTAATTTATAGGAACTCCGAAAAGCTAGGAGCGCACTACATTAAATTTTCGTCGGACGAAATAGAAAAAATATCCCGAAAAATGATGAAAACGGGAATAGCACTTCATTGTACAACACATCAACACGATAATCTTTTAAGTGGCAATTATCTCGTTGAACTTTGGATTGTAGAAAACCCCGACAACGACAAATCGAACGCTTTAGGCTTTAAAAATCTTCCTAAAGGTACGCTTATGTGTAGCTACAAAATAGAGGACCGTGATTATTGGGATTCTCAGGTAATGACGGGCAATGTTAAAGGCTTTTCGCTCGAAGGCCTGTTTATGCAAAATTTATGCGTTTCAAATAAAAACACTTTAAACATGAAAAAAAAGACAATTAAACTATCCTTTCTACAAAAGGCATTCCTTAAAACATTAGGAATGACAAAACAGGAACTCGAGGGAATCGAATCCGTAGAGATTAAGGACGAAACAGATAGCGGGGAAACTTTCGTAGAGTTTGTTTTGTCCGACGGGCAAATCGTTTTGGTCGATGTGGACGGGTTCGCAACTATGGACGGGGAACAAATGCCCGCCGGAGAACACAAGCTGTCTAACGGTAATATTCTGGTTATTGACGAAAACGGAAATTTCGTCGAAACCAAAGAAGTGTCAGAAGCAAGCACCGACCCAGAGGAAGCTACAGCAGCACAAACGTTAAGGATTCAAAAGCATAATCTTGCTAAACAAAAAGCAAAGATTAATCTGGAAGAAACGGCTGTAGAGACTGAGGACATCGAAACTCTAAAGGCTAAAATTGCGGAATTAGAGGCTAAAATTGCCGAACTGTCAGGACTGGCACAGGAAGCACAAACAGAGGTTGCCGAACTAAGAAAACAAATTCCATCTGCTACGCCTGTTGTACAAAAACAGGAGCTAAACAAAACGAAACCAATTTCTAAAATGAAAAAATTTGAGGTGTTGGCTCTAAGTGCAGAAGAAAAGAGCAAAAGACAAAATTATTAATAACAAATAAAATATTTTTTAAAATGGCAAACATGTATGATATAACAGGGTTACACTACTATCCGTCAACCAATAGAGAATGGTTTGCAGAAGCTATATTCGGGGGTAACCTAGTGGAAAGCGGTAATATTTTACCTCTCGAGGGTGTAAAGGAAAGTACAGATTTGAATTTGTTTAGTTTAGTCGGCAAAATGCTTCAAAAAGATAGCCGGGATTGTGCTTGGACACCTAACCAAATAGCTAAACTGTCTAACAAGACACTACAGGTTATAACCTATAAAATAAACTTAGAACAGTGTATCGACGAATTAGAAGCCAAGAATACTATTTGGATGCTGAAAGCAGGAGCTAACAATGACTCATTGCCGACTGATTTGGAAAATCTAACTATGTCTCGAATATCTAACGAAACATCAAACGAGGTTGAGGAACTTATTATAGGGGGTAATTCGGCAAATGCAGATGAATTTGACGGACTTGTACAGACTCTTTTAAAGAGTTCTGATTCTATTAAAATTCAGGGAGTAGCTTTAACAATAGAAAATATTTTAAGCGAAATACAAAAACTGTATTTAACAATTCCCAAAAATGTAAGGGCACAGGGTAAAAAAGAGGGTACACTTCGAATATATACCTCTTATGACGATATAGAATTAGTTAAAATTGCGCTATCGTCTGTATATGGCAGTAATGTTGTTATTAACCCAAATTTCACTATTAACGGAGATGTCGTTAAATATTTGGGAGTTGAGCTAGTGCCTGTTTTGGGTATGCCCGAAAACACAATGGTTGGAGCTAACTGGGATAACCTGATATTAGGAACTGACCTTATTTCTGATTTCGCAAATATAAGACTAAAGAATAAAGAATACCCTCTGGATAATATTGTAGCCGTAAAGGGACGCATGCGTATTGGCTTTAGTATTCTGTTTGACAATGAGGCTGTAATATATAGTCCTGAAGCAACCGCTTCGGCTAGATTGATGCTTGACACAGAAGCGGACCCCGAAACAGAGGAATATGTCGAAACAGAGGAGGACATCGAAGCTCGCATTAAAGAACTGGAAGCCGCTTTACAGGCATTGCAAAGCAAAAACACGCCTGTAGGTTACGACGGTGTTTCGCTAATCGTAGACGGGATAGATCAAACGCCCGTTCATAAACTGCCAAAGGTGGGAGACCTGACAGCAACAATAAACGCATCGGACGGCATCGGGGAAATTAAAAAAATATTAGAAACAGAGCTGAACACATTACGGCATAGTGACAATATCAAAAATGCCGGAGAAGCTCGCATTAAAGAACTGGAAGGAGGAGTATAAATTATGGGATGCAAATTAACAGCAAATATTACAAAAGATAACTGTCAGTACGAATTAGCCGGAGTTAAGGCCGTATATCTCTTTAATTACAATGTTGAAAACGCCTACACTGTAGGTGCAAACAAAGAAATTGAAACGATTACACTTCCTGAGGGCGAAAAGGCTTACAAAATGGAATTTATTGATAATTCCGCTTCATGGAGTGACGATGTGGCCGTAAATGGGAATGGTGGAAAATACAGGACACACACGGTAAATTTCAGCTTAAGCCAATACGATTATAATATCATTAATCAGGGCGACGCCTTAAGTTTGGGAAAGTTTGTCGCTGTAGTTGTCGACAAAAACAAACGTGCTATAATTTTAGGTCGGAACAATGGTCTATCGGCAACATCGTTTAATTACGCTTCGGGTGCTGCTGATGCAGACGCAAACGGATGGACGGTTGTTCTCGCAGGGTCGGAACTTGAATTAGGTCAGATTCTGAAAGACGAAACCGTTATTACCTCTATTGTAGACACAACTGTAGTAGTACCTTAATTCTTAAGTAACAAATGTATAAGGCGGCCTAAAAACCGCCTTATTTTAAACCTGACAAAATGAATTGTTTTCTGACTGGTAATGTAGAACACTCATGCGATTATAACATCGGGGGTATAGCATCCTTGTTTTTGCTCGACATACGGGATTTTGTTTCGTATACTTTCAGGGACGATAAAGATTATACATCTTGTTATGTCGACGAAATCAGGTCCGTTTCGAATTACATAAAACTATCTATTGTTGATGAAAGCAACTTCACGGAAACGAACGACGGAAAAATATACAGACAGGAGTTAACAACATTTGTGAGAGAGCTAGAGGCTGAAAAGCTTTCGAGTTTATTAATAGCTAGTGTTAACAAATATCTGGTTGCTTACATAGATAATCAAGGTCGTGCTTTTGTGTTTGGTTCCGATGGTGGAGCGTCTTTTTCTTTCACGCAGCAAACAGGACAATTAAACGGGGGGTCAGGCTATCAGATAACACTTTCTAAACAATCGGTATATCCTCAATTCGAGGTTAAAGTAAGTGAGTTGAATAAAACGCCCGTTTGGATTTTAGATACGGGAAAATGGGACGGGGGCGGTGTTTGGACTCGTACCGGAAAATGGAAAACAATATAAAAATAGAGAAATGAATAAAGCAATCATAAAGGATGTAGAGATAGGGCAATTGGGAGAGGACTCGAAAGACGTGATAAACGGGAATTTCGAGAATTTAAATAATGCTTTATCACAGCTCGACGACGAAACTTTAAAAAACACATCATTGACTCAGGTATTAGGGTTTAATCCGAATAATGTACCAAGCGAAAAGGCGGTTTCGGACGCTTTAAACGATTATGCAAAAAAAACGGATGTTGCTGTAGGCATGATAAACAAGGGTTCTGTGGCTGCAATTGTTGACCTTCCTGAGAGTGCAAACATAGGCGATGCTTATTATGTGGAAAGTGAGGGTTTTATTTATCAGTATGACGGTACACAGTGGAATAAAACACCGTTTACCGCTTTCCCGTCGGATGTGGCTTTAAAAGGTGGTTCCAACCTTACCATGCAACAAATGGACGATAAGAAAGCGGAGAAACCCGTTGTCGATCAATTTGTACGTAACGAAAATTTATTCGACCCTTTAGATATTAAAAATAATGTCTTATTAAATCTTGCTTCAGGAACAATC